CCTTAGGAGTACCTACTGTTTTGTATAGTATACATACAATGTACACCACTCTCTCCCCTCAGTTCTTGACGTCGAAATACACCGTGCATTCCCTCGTCTGTGTTCCCGTTGTGACGAACGTGATGTCGATGCCATACGACCCGCTGACAAACCCCGTGACGGTGAACTGGATAGCCTCGCCTGCCACCCTGTCGTTGCCATCAATGAACAACGTGGCAATGCTCACCGCCTTGTTGCTCAGTCCGAGGACGCCGGTGTTGATCTCTATGATTACGGGCGTGCCTGTCGCCTTCTCAGTGGACGCACCCGCTGAGTTGATTGGAAGCAGCCCCTTGATATCAACGGCAGCGTTGAGCGTCTCCCCTGCCCTGACACTGAATCGTTTGGTTGCCGTGTTTGCTGGCATGTCAGCATTCCTCGTCTGGTATTCTGAAGGTCGGTCGGCTGGTTGGTATCACTGGCTCTGGCCTGTTGTCTCGAATGGCGAAGGTTGGACGATTTGGTCTTATTACGAATTCGGGGCCGACGCTGTCCGGTGGTGCGTCGAGGCCACCAGCCGCCATCACGTACGGGAACATCCCGGGTATTCCGATCCATCCTGCCCCCATTAGCTTACCCCCGTGATTGGATCAGCAGCGGCATCGACCACTACGGTGTATGTTTGGAATACATTGTCGTTGCTTGGTTTCTTTGCGGTCAGTGTCGTCCCGAAAATGCTGCTGTTCGTCATAACCATGACACCAGCGGCCAGGGAGTGCCTGTCTGCCGTGTCCTCGACGTTCGAGACTGCGCGTTTCAGGACTTCATCCGCGATTTCCTGAGAAGCGTCAGCCGCCACCGCAGCCGCATCAATCGCATCGGCGGAGAAACTAGCAGCGGAGATTGCTCCTGAATGAATCTCGCTGACATGAGTCTCCACGCCAGACGATAATAAAATGTAGGTCGAAGTAACATCCGGCGTAACAGCCCAGCCGTTTACCGGCGTGGCAATCGTGGCAATTTTGCTTGTTCCATTGTAGCTGTTGATCCTCGCAAACTGCCCTACGCCGGTTCCGCCGTTGATATAGACCCCGTAGTCTTTGTAATAATCATCAGTCCCGTTGGAGCCAGCAGCAAGAGTTATCGTCGTGGATGTTCCCCCCTGTGCCGTATCGGACTCGATGACATTCGCGTCGATGAATTCTTTGAGGCTGGTTGCAAGAGGCGTGTTGCCCGCGATGGCCGTGATATCGGCGGAGACTTGATCTACTGCTGGATCAAAGTACGCCGCTGCAAGAATCGTCCGTGCTTCAAACTCTGTAACGGTCGGGATCGCATCGAGCAGAAGATCCAGTCGCCCACCGTTGATCCAGTCCGTGAGTGTTGCCATCCGCACTGATGTGATTTCATCCTTGAGAAGTTTTCCGACACTTCCGGCCGTCACGATTTGGGCGAGAGCCTGATGCCAAACAGCCAAGATCCCGGCGACTGATAATGTGAATCCGTCCTTATCTGTCAGTGCTGAGTCCGTCCCACGCTGATCGGTGTTTACCGTGGTGGTATCGACAAGAACAACCCCTTGCACCTTGTTCGTTGCCGGATCATAACCATCGTCGGCAAAGTCTTTCAGGTCCGTCAGCGATTGGGTGCTGCCGTCAAGTTGGATGGCGTTAGCGGACGTTGGATCGACCGACAAGCTAACATTCCCCGAATTGTCGGTAACCACAACATCTGATGAGTGATCTACAGTCCCACCCGTGCAGTTGGCATTGAGGGTAACATTCCCTGTGCCGTGAATGAATATAGCGTCCCCGGCTGCTAAATTTTGCACCAACATATGACCTGAGTGATGGTCAACGTAAATCGTCTGCGCTCCCACGGCCCCGAAATCTAGTTCTCCGGAATCGGTGAAATCACACTGCCTGAATCTGTACGTGTTCGCCCCAGACAGCGTAATGGTATTTGCAATTGCGCAACCGATCCAGGTGCCAAGTTCCACTGTGGTAGCTGAGAAGAATGCACATGATGTGAAAACAGTCCTGACCGATCCAGTTGATACACCGGATATCGATAGATTAAAGAATCGACACCTGCTGATTTCAAAACCAGCAAGGGCAACCTGCCCACCACCCCCGCTAAAAGTGTATTTGGAATAGTTCTGGTCGAACGTGAATACAGATCCCGACGCTATGTGTATCCCTGGTAGTTTCTTAGACACGGTCAGCGTAGTTGTGTCGGCCTCATTGTCGCTCGGGTTGTCTGCGGTTCCATTTCGTTCAGGATCGACCCCCGCTTCACCTCGTGCAGGATCGGTATCATAGCTGACAGCAGCATCGCGAACGTACCCCACGGATATATCGCTGGAAACCGCCTCGATCAGCAATTGCTCGACATTCAGGGTTGGTGCCGTCTGTCCTGTTGTCACAATTCTCAACAGGCAAATTCCTAAATCTGCACCCGTACCAGTGTGCTTATCCAGAATTTTAGCATCAATAGGAGTGTCTGCGGCACCGTTCTGCCCTTCCCATATCTTTACGGTTTTCCACACGGACCCGATGAAATCGTACACTTGAACATTGGATTGATCGTTCCCGCTATTGAGGTATCCTAGAATAAATATGTCGGTCCCCAGCCGGGCGGCACCGATGGGAATTCGATACACGATGTCGAAGGCATTGCTGTCGTGTGCGATTACTTGATACACCCCGTCATCTGATTCCGTGTCAGCAAACGTACCACTAGAGAGCGTACCGACAAAAATGATGCCTTTGATCGACGAAACAATCGTCTCTGTGCCAGCGAATGTTTCCGACACGAACGGTGCCGTAATTACGATTTCGTTAGTCGTCTGGCTAACGATGTCTTCAGCACCATTGTAGTTTGTTGATCCAGCAATTGTGATTTCATTACCAGCAAAGAACGCATGGCCCGTGACGGGGATTCCAACAAGTCCGCCCCCTTTGTCTACAGCAGCCGCGTTGTCGATCGTGTCGCGGGTAGTGTTGTCGTGATCGGCTGCAAAGTTACGACCACCACCACCTGCGGAGCCGATTGATCCCACCTGCGACTGCGGAGCCGGGAACGTGTCGCCAGTCAATCCGGTTCCGTCGTACTGAAGTTCCAGGTTGTCGGCTGCGGTCGCATCTCCTGAAATCTGTGTGACGTTTGCATCAAACTGCGGGTGCATCGCGGACGCATGACCGATCGTTTCAATCTTTATCCCCTGGTCCTCCCACTCTTTTGTAGCGGAATCGATAATGTGTATTTCGGCTTGCGTGCATTGCATTTCCGCTGCCGTCAACGCACAACAGAACATTCCGTTGCTCACCTCGCCAATCAAACCGGCAGTTGTGTCGGCCCCAATCGTCATCACGTTGGCCGTGCCGCCATTGATATCGAGGTTCTCGGACTGGAATGTACCGCTCACCGATTTAAGGAACAGCGTGCCAGCCGCGTCACCGCCGCCAAATGTCCCCGACGAAACAACCGCAAACATGAATGTCCCGCTGGCGGCACTGGTGGCACCGTCAATAGTGTCTCCCAGCGTCGGTTTCTCAGAGCCTAAAGTGAACGCGACGGCCTCGGCAGATAAATTTGTGAATATCTGATTGTCGGTCCAGACCTTGGCGTCCCCGGCAGCGAGCGTCGGACCCGTATCAAAGTCCTGCGCGCTGGCCGAAATCAGCGGAAACGTGAAGTATTGGTCTACACCATATTTTCTCAACATCTAAACTACGCCTCTTAATATGCCACGGAGTTCACCCCTCGGGAGTCTGCGAGAAGTCGGCGTCCCACCTGCTTCCGGCTCCGCATAGCTGATCGATTCGATCCGGTTTAATGTGCCGGGATGCCCAAGACTTGATTCATTACAAACTTCAATTACCTCTTCTGGCGATATGGCCCGCCTAAGAATCCGGATGTCATCGAGATATCCGTCCATCGGCTGCGACGAAGCACCGGGGATATCACCGATGAGGATTGTATCACTGCCCCATGTCAGTGAGTCTCCACTAAAGTCGTATGTTTCAGTCTGGATACCATCAAGATAAAACTTAATAATCGTACCGCTAAACGTCCACACTAAATGCGTCCAAACACCTGTTACAACTGCATTGGAACTAAGATTTCCAAACTTGGAACCAAGCCCCCAAAACACACTCGCAGCTTGCGTGGAGATATAAAAACGTCCCGGCGATACGCCATCGCTACCAAATATCCTGTCGTTGCTCGTAATAGTTCTGAAATACACTTGCATACAAATTGTGAACGGCGACAGTTCAGCACCAATCATTACAGCAGCTATTGTTCCAGTGTCCGCACGGTCGTCATCTCCATCGAACTCAACAGATCCAAATCCACCGAGCCTGTCCTGCGTGTTGACAAATAACGGCCCATTCACAAATTCAGCATCATGTGCTTTCGTGAGGTCTTGCCAGCTAGATCCACCCATTCCCGGCAATGCCAGATACCACGCCTCAAGGTCACGGTTGAGCCAGTGGAGCCGGTTGACAGGATCAACCCAGTCAATTTGTCCGTCATAAACAAAACTCATGCGGAACCGTCCGAATCGTGGGTTATCGCCAATGCCTTGACGTGACCGTTCATTCCCGTCGCGCCTTCGTGAGACCAGATGACACGATAAGACTCGTTTGCGTTCAGATTCAGAGAACAGATAAAATTGGTGGCGTCACTGAAAAACGTGCTGGCGGCTGCTGTTTGCTCCGCTGTCAGACCGTCGAGAATATCAATGGACGTGTTCGTTACGATTTCTTGAATCTCTGCCCATTCACTGCTCGCTAATGTGGTGTGGCGAATGTAGACCTTATCCTCCGCAGCGAAACCAGTCGTTGAGGAGACAGCACAAACCTTAACGCCCGCCGCTTCCGTGGCCGTGAACGCCTCACTGACAGTCGTATTAGAACTGGTCACGAATGTGGCAATCGTGACCCAATGTTCGTTTACAGATCCATCACCAGCGTCAGGTCGAATCTGCACTTTGAATTTGCCGGGGTTAGTGTTAGCCCCTGCTTCTGCAAATCCGTGAAACATGAAAATCGTCACGGCCTTTTTGGTGAGTGCGGCGATGGACGACCCGACAATCGTCACAGGGTGGGTCACGGCTTGGTGAGCAAGGACCACAACACTATTTGATTTATTCGGCGTGAATGTTGCCATTATGCTTTGCTCTCCGTGTGTCCGAAGTACCGAAGCTGTTTCTTCAAGCGGTTAATCACAGTTGTCTCTTCAGAGGCATACAATGCCCTGAGAGTGGCCCTCAGTTCCGCATTTGAGGTTCCACCGCTTTCGACAATGAACGGCACAACATGCTCATACACTGCCCCTGAATCTATGTTCGCTGACTCAGCAGCAACGATTGTTCCATTCGTGCCATCACCAGCAATCAACACGGTCGATCCGCCAATGCCGCTGTTAATGATCGCAGTGCGGTAATTGACGGCAACTGCGTTGTTCGAGTCTGGGACCGCGAAGTGCATGACGATTGACCATTTCTCGTCGCGGCCAGTTATTACGTGCATGTCTGCCATAATACGGTAATCCCTCGTTCCACCGTTTACGTTAAAATCCCGCCCTCACTGGGGAGTGAGAGCGGGGTTGTGTTTACTGCGTTACGCCCCAGGTGGTGGCGGAATGATCGGACCACCTCCAGGACTTGGTGCCGCCGTTGCGGTAGGATCATCCACGTTCGCGTCATCGCTATTCGCGTCACGAAACGCCTTTGTTGCGTTGTAGTAGCTGGTCAGGTTTGTCGGCCAAGGCAGCAACTCCGGAAGGCTGGTGACGGGAATTCCGCTTGAAATCACAGAGAGCCGGTCCTCTGTGAAGACGTGGCCGAGATGAGGGACAGTATCGATCATTTCCATCGACGTAAAGAACTGGCTCGGATCGTAGGCCGCAAGCTCCTGCTCTGTCAGCAGGAACCCCGGAACGTGAACCTCAGCGCGAGTCTTTCCGAACAACTCGGACGCCAGATTGCGATACACGCGAGTCATGTATTGACCGACCGCACCCGCAAACGTCTCCGAAATTTCCATGCTCTTTCGGTTTTCAGTGTGCTGCATGGCTTCCGAGATCATCATCAGAATCAACTCTGCCCACCGCTTCATGAACTTATTCCGCACCTTGAAATACGGAATCGGGTAGAGCTTGAAGATTTCTCCAGCCGGTTGGATATGATCCGTCTCCATGTTCAATTCGCCGGACGGAACTCCTCGGGAGACAAGAATCTGCCCCAGTCGAACGTAGAGCTTGTGAATCCTCCGAACCGTATTGATCGACGGCGGGACAGTCATGTCACAGTCTTCGTGGTGCATGATTCCGAAAAGGTTTCGACCCGCCAATTCAACCAGATCGATAATCGCCGGATTGAGTGAACCAGGATCGTCGGACGGGTTCGGCACCCCGTATCCAAGCTGGCCGAATTCGCCCACATTGTACCATAAAACTGCATCTGTATTGATTACTGGCACTGTTTTTCCTCCGCTTTAACTGGCTGGTTGTCCGGACAAAAACTGTTCCGTCAGACTCAACTCCGCCTCCAATATTTCCTGAGAACCGGGGTAGCGACGCGCTATCTCCTGGCGGGCCTGCTGATGTGCCCTCTGATAATTATCACTCTCGACATTCACGAATTGCGTGTCGATTCGTGTTGGTGATGTGACCGGTGGTGCATCCACAACGAATGTCCGGTCAGTCCCCTGCGGAACCGCACCTCTTACTGCTTTCACGACTTTGGCCGCCTTGTATGCTGACCTTGCCCAACCTGCGGCGGGAATGGCAATACCAACCGCTGCCCATGCGAGTTCGACCCAAGGGAATCCGGCCTCTTTGCTTTTGTTCTCAACCACCTGCGCAATTCCGACCAGCTTCCGGGGTGGCGTAGGATTCGGTTCCTCAACAGGTATCGACAACTTCTCCTTTGGCGGGTTCACCACAATTGGGTCGCGGGGAGACAGTTTTGATTTGGGCTTTTCCTTTGGAGGCGGAGGTGCTTTCGGTTTTATGGGAGGTGGTCGAGATATCATTCCGGAATTCAATAAGAAGTTCTTTACGTGTTCGTAACGAACTGACAACGAATATCGTATCCCATTAAATACTTCTGCTTCCGTACCGTAATTGACTCCAATCAATTGACCCGAGTAATCAGTAAGACCTCCTCCGGATTGTCCCGGTTCGGAGGAAATAGTGACGTAGGCGGCATGCGGATCGTGCTTATATCCATTCTGTACTGGAAGGGTAAGATATATCTGACCGTTATCTCGGTGAAATCGGGAACCATGTTTGAATGAAGACAAAGTCACTGAATCTCCGTTACGTGGAGGTACTTGAGAAACTACTTGCACGTTCAGTTCCGTACGAATAGGTACTTTAATGATGGCGAGGTCCGAATCAGACGCCACGGCAATCACTGTGCCGGAATGATACCGGCTATATGCCCAAATAAAGATGTTCTGTTTCCATTGAACACCTCCATCTTTCTTGATGACATGTTTATTTGTCAAGACATAGGCATAGCGTTGATCGTATCGGATGACGGTTCCACTTCCTCGAAACGTACGGCATGAAGATGCACTACATTCCTGGCACATGACCGGGACTGATGGACCTTCTGTGGCGTTCACGGTCGCCGGCAACAATAGGAGTAGCAATAGAATTGAACATTTCATATAGCCGCGACCTCCATGCACTTTTCGTGAAACTGCGGGGCATCGTCCATCCAAGCGTGTTCACGTCGAAGCTCAACCCCTGGGGCAATCGCCGTCGTACTCGCCAAAGGACGCAATTCCGTCGCGCAGGGCCTGTTTTGCCGTTGGTAGAACCAGTAGACCTGATTCACGTTCTTCGGGATCGTGATCGCCGGTGACGCGACCATTGCCCGCCATGGACGCCACCGGGAGTAGAAAACCGGATCGCAGAGGACAGCGTTCAGGACGATCAGCCCCCGCTTTCCAAGCTCCTCAGAAAGCTGGATAAATCCGCGACCACATCCCCACGAATAGGCGTAAATGTTGATCTCCGGAGTCTTCCCATCCGGACTCATCCGGTCGATAAAGTCGGCCAACGAATCGAAGTCAGCCGACCACCGTTGCGGAGTGACCACGCTGACATTCTCACCTGCTTTGTCTCGAAGTTTCAGCCAGAGTTTGTCGAATCCGTTCGCACGGTCGATGCCCTGGGTGAAGCCGGAGATGGGGATGTGCCATTTATGGATCATGCTCACCTCGCATCCAACTTGTTGACGATACGGTCAAGCGTGTCTTCAATGCTGCGAAGTTGCTGCTGTATTCCAGATTTATCTTTTTGGTATGGCGATTCAGTCTGAATCATTTGCGAGACTTCAAGTCGCGTCACAACCTTGTCTTGGCCGTTGACCTGTCGAACGATCGTCACAGCTTCAGATTTCGTAATTCCGCCGCCGAACGTAAACCAGGATGTTGCCCCTGTAATCATGGCCGTGCTGAGAAGTCCGATGATCCACCAGGCTGTTTTCGACTTTTCGGATGCCATAAAAAAACCCCAGCGAGACAGTGATGCCTGCTGGGGTTTTTTGCTATAGCACGAGCTTACCAGGGCATCGTGGTTCAGTTCATAATTTCAACTATCGACACCCTGGTAACGCAGATTATCGCATCATGAATTTTATTTGCAAGTCCAAATAACCACGGCACGTCGCGGCATCCTGCGAAAATTCTGGCAAAGATGTAAGGCGTGTCGCGGAGGGGAGTTACAATGACTTGCTCTGGAAACGGATGAATGAAGTGTCTGTTACCGAGTCTTTTTATAGATTGGGATAAACGACGTGTGGCCACCGTCCTGCAACTGCTTTCTGTGCTTTGGGCAATAAAAACTCCTGTCCGGCAAATACTGAGAATCGGCAAGGCCATCGCAGGTCATGTCACAGCATCGATAGAATCTTTTTTGATCAAGCTCATTGCCCTGGCTTTCGCTCATCGCATCACCCATTCCACAAATTACGGTGGTCGTTAGTTATCGTTGGCTCTACTCCATCAATTCGAGAGAGTTTTGTAGAGATTCAGCGCAAACAACAAATACGGCAATACGAGACTGAATAGTCAGTCTACCCCAAATGGGTTGCAACTCTTCAGGAACCAGGTTTTCCCATTGACCGAACGACTTTTCCCAATGAGGTGACATGATTCGATCTATTAGGTTCTCAGGCGAGATGCCCGCTGCAACGGCATAGCTCGCGGCAATTTTCTTGAGTTCACTTTCCGTCATTTTCACTACCCTTTTTTCAGGGACAGTGCCTCAATCAACACAAATTCCATGCCAAAGCAAAAAATTCGCGTTTCAAATTAAGACACTATCGAACGGTCATTGCATCCTCGTGAAGATGAAACAAAACAATCGGTCCTTGAAGATCGACATCCACGCTATCGACGAAAACATCATCCAATTGCTCTTTACCCTTTGGAGTAAAAGTAAAAATGATCGTAGTGTCGTCGGGCAAGTCAGCCGTGGTTCTTCTTAAATCTCCTACGTTTAAAATCATCGCTTCAATCCTCCAGTCAGTGATGAGGTCGTTATCTTCGCAGTGTACCAAAAAAACCAGACCGCCAACCCTTTTCCGCACCACTTTGGCTGCCGCTCAACAAGTATTTTACACGGCACTCATCGGAATGATTCTTGCCATCGAATCAAAACGCCGGGTGGCTTACCGGCGAGGTGACGGTCTGGTTCGTGGAACTGCGTTTTACCGCGTCATTCGCTTGGCCCACTCGTACACATACGCCAACGAAAAGAGCGAGACAAGGATGCCTGCGACGGCAAAAGCCCCAGTTAAAACAGAAGGGGTATCCCATCGCGTAATCACAATGAAGCCGAGTCCGGCTGCTACCGCCGTGTAGAACAATCCGACAGCAAACCGAAACGTCCAGACGATGAAATACGCGATAAACTTCTTCATTGCCTCAACTCTCCAAAACGGTTGAAATATCATCCTTCGCACGCCCCCGCGTGGAGGTGCCGCTTCTCGATTACTCAAAACAGGTTTCCTTGGCCGGATGACTCGACAAGACTCGGGCCGTTGATCAGAAGAACTTCAGGAGCAGCTACCGCGCCACCCTTGTCACGTCGCCCCTGATTGACCATCGCTTTTGTTGCCTTCAATCGTCGTTTCGTCCAGCCTGGATAAAGACTGTCGAGCAAAGGGTGTTCATAGTAACTGACTACGACGCGGGTTTTCTTGAATCTCTGAAGCAGTTCCGAAAGCCGAGCATGATCATCCTGATTAAAATCGTGGACATATTTAGCACCTTTCTCGATGTATGGCGGATCGAGATACAGAACGACGCCATCGGCATCCTCGATCCTTTCCAGAAGACCGAAACCGTCATCATTGAGAATTGTTATATTTCGCATCCTGTCGTTGAAAGCGGGTATGGAATCGACGACATTCTTGAACCGCGTGGCTGCATGGCCACCATTTTTCGTAAATCTCCTACAGAAATGGTATCCGACTTTTGTTGTCCCCGAATCTCCGTTGCGCCCCATCCAGCAAAAGACAAAATAATGAAACGCTCTCTCCGGAGTTGCTTGGAACGGATGCTCTTTAATAATGACTGCCGAATCCCGGAACAGGTCGGAACACATCCAAGTTCTCCGAAGACGTCGATACAGATCCAGTCCGGTTTTGGGGTCTTGGATTCTGCGTGCAAGGTTCACCAGGTCGCCGTTGAGATCGTTTACCGTTTCCATTGAACTTCGAGGCTTGGCAAGCAGCACGGAAATTGAACCGCAGAACGGCTCCCAATAGGCGCGGTGCGGACCCAATTCAGCAATGATATCCGGTGCAAGATTGCGTTTGGAGCCGAACCACGGTGCGATCGCCTTCACTTTCATTTCTGTAGTCATAATATTCCCACGTTTAATGGACTCCTGGTTACCGCTGTTACACATTTTTAAGAACGGCATCAATCGCATTCTTCTTGGTTGAAGCCGATCCCCATTGACTCCGAACCCACGATTTGTTTCTCGCCCTCTGGTGCATGCCGGTTGATTCCCGGCCTTCGCCGGAGACAAACTCGTAACCGCATCCACCACACGTCCATTGAGACGCATACCAAGCGAAGAACTTAATAAGGAATCGCCTCCGACACCGGCATGTTGTGCAGCGTCTGATTGTTCGCCCGACGCTTGAATTTGGTGCGTGTATATGGATATTCACTTCAATTCCCTTTCTGTTTGTTCACTCTGCGAGAACCAAGATTTCTTCGCACTACCATCCATCATGCTCTGGTAATGATTCAAATTCTGCCAGATTCATCTCACGCTTTGTGATCATTAGCTGATCGTCGCCGGGTTCGATATCAATAAATCTGCGAATCGCTCCGAGGGCTTCTTTCCAACCATAATCTGAGTCAATCCTGTAATTGACCGCCTCCCCTGAATGTGGCGGACTAAAGCTCAAAACAGGTATCGTTTTAGATTTTTTCTTCCCCACCGGCTCTCTCCTCGTTTAATGAGATAGTATTTACCCGCTCGTCGGGAACCGGCTCCCGATCCATTCCGTCACATTCACCGTTGCCGCGTTCCCCAGGGCCCGGTAACGCGCCGAGTCGCTGAGTTGTTTCCCCTCGCTGTCAAATCGCGTCCAATCGTCGGGAAAACCCTGAAGCCTCTCGCACTCCCGTGGTGTCAGCCGGCGAACAGACATTTCCGGGCCCCCCTGTACAAGGTTCCCTCCCTGGCTTGTTGAATATCCGCCATTCACATCCAAGCATCTCGCCCTATCTGCGATTGCGGGGCCCACTCCGTTCTTACCAGCGTTTGAGTTCTCAGAATGCAGGGCCCATACAAACGGAACCCCACCTGTCTCATTCCCGTTCCCCGCCCGAAGCGTACCCATCGGACCAACATTGGAACCCTGGCACTGGTAGGCAATCAGATCCGTCGCGTCCTTATGGTCCCTCGCTTTGACGGCAGAGGCAGAGGCAGAGGCAGCGTAGTCACCGAAGCCACATATCCGGAACGTATCGGCTACCAGATGCTCCCCAGGCTCGGTCCTGAACCCGCCCGAGTTGCCACCGCTATTTAAAGTTGCTGCCACGATATTCACGTCGTCTTCTCTCCGTCGTCCTGGAGCGTTGCCACTGACTCTAACGCCTGATGTAAGCGTGCTGGCAATTCTCGATTTCTCCTCTCGGCTCGGCGGAGAATCCCCCGACATGCTTTCGGGCTCAAATAATACTTCGAGTCCACCGGTCCTGTTTCCAAGATGTCCGATAATGAACACGCGACGGCGTCGCTGGGGAACTCCGAACCACTGAGAGTCACTGACAGAGTAGAGCCACCGATACCCGAGTTTTTCCAACTCAAAGAGGATCGTCTCAAGGTCGCTACTCTCTTCCACTTCAATTTCCCATCCTTCGCTCGCGTCAGACGGTATTTGCATCGCCTCCGGTTCGATGGCACTCCAACTTGACAGAAGGCCAGCGACGTTCTCGATACAAACCCAACTGGGACGGAACTCATCAAGGATTCTGGCGTACTCGTACCAGAGTCCGGATCGCTCACCCGCCAATCCTGCGCGGCAACCAGCCACTGAGATGTCTTGGCAGGGAAATCCTCCGCAGATGATGTCTGGCTGAACAGTGGTAGTTGATTTTCCGAATTCCGTGACATCCCTGTACCTCGGCACGTCGGGCCAGTGCCTCTCTAAGATCCTGTTGCAATTGTCGTCTTTCTCGACCTGCCAGACAGGTACGATTCCGCTCCGTTCAAACCCGAGATCGAAGCCGCCGATGCCGGCGAAAAGACTTCCAACTGTTAAACTCATTTTTGCTTCCAAACAACTGTGTAAGTTTTGTTACCGCTGCTTTAGACGATCATGGGACGTGTTGTTACCGCGTCACCCCTTCAATTCAGCCGACTTGCGTTGGCATTTCTCAACGACTCGCTTCAACCCGACCGGGTCGTCAGTCTCAACAAACAGAGACCGGGTATCCTTCGTAACGCCGTCGGACTGCTCGAATTTGTAACCTTCATCCGTGAGGATCTCTCGAAAGACTCCCAACTTCCAATCGTCTATCACAATGCCGATTCTCATTATGTCCCCACCCGTGAACCGTCTTCCCAAATGAATTCCCCCTGCTCACCGACTGGTAGATGCGTTCTGCAATTACAACAGAACGTGCCACTGTAGTAGCTCGGTTTTCTGCCGTAAGTCTCCGCGATCTCATTCGCCATATTTGTGACCGCACCGCAGCCACAATCGATGCGATCAAGATCCTTTTGGGTCCAATACCGTCCAGCTACTGGAGATTCTTCTTCGGAGTATTCCTCATATTTCACATAGCCAACCGAGTGGAAACGCTCCTTTTCATCTTCATCCAAATCACGTAGCGGATACTTTGGCCCTGGAATGCCGACATGCGTGTATGAGCCCCGCAGAGGTCGCACGAAGCCTTTTTCGCGTTCCTCCTCTGAAAGCACGGCATACATATTCTGCTGCCCGTCTGGTTTAGTTCCGCTGTCCCTGGCTTCCTCTGGATCAGTTGTGAGTCCCATTGTCGTTTTCTCCTCAGAAAAAGTGAGCGGGCATCCGTCCCGCTCGGGGTTATCCCGCCTCCAGTGCGGGGATTGTTGTGATTACCGTCTCTTACTCACTCCGCAAACGAGGCAATGCGTAACGACGGCCCCCGAGACGGAGTTCCAGTCTCGGCTGATTTCGCACGGACTGATTCCGTGTGCAGCTTGGACAGGGCACGGGAGACGGCCGCGACCGGAGTTCTTCCTTGCCCTGTCACCCTCTTTCCCGCTTCCAGGATCGTGCATTCGTATCGCCTCGGCTTTCCACTGCGATTCACGCTCTTAACCGTCCAGTGCTTCATACGGTCAAGAACAGCAGTCGCGTTATTCATGTCGATCAGATTCATCTTTTCGCGCCTAGTACAATGAGTTGTGGTTTCTCGTATCTATTCAAAAAATACGTCCGCTGCTATTGTGCCGCCGTCTCGGTCGGTTCCGCTCGCAGCTTCAATTGTTCGCAAAAAGCTCAACGCCTTATCGAGCCCAGAACTTCTGTCGCTGTAGCCGCTTAGTTCGGCAACCTCTTCCTTCCGTAATCGATCCGGGTATCGCTCGATAAGAGAATCGAGAACGACGTTTGCGGGTTTGCCAATTTTCGGTCGAAGCCACTCCCTCAGTTCTTCACCACCGGGCTTTGGCTCAACCAGATCGACCATAAATGATTCTCCCTCATCGGTGATTGCCCAGCCCGACACGAATCCCCGAGTCCGCAGACTGCTGATAGCCTTGTCAAGTCCGCTCGATTTCATTGAGTAGCCGGAATAGAAACCGATTTTTGCTTTGTTTGCCTGCTCGTCTTTGAGCCAGTAAAACGCCTGAATGATCGCGCGCTCTGGCTTGCTTAGTTGAACGTCCCCGTTCGCGTGTGATGAGGGTTGTTGTTTTGGTGCTGAATTATGCACGGGACGATGTACTGTAGATCCGCGCATCGGAGCGGGAAGCTTCGGAGGTTCAACAACGGCGATCGAAGCATCCCCATTCATCTGACTGAGGGCGTTGATCTTCGAGAGCTTCCCGGTGAGTGATTCGTGATTCTTTTGGAGCTTCCGAATCTCCCCCTGCCAATGCTTACGCTCGTCCATCTTGGCCCGCTCAATCGCTTTCTCGTCTGCCACTGGAGCCTGAGACTTCAGATCTTTTTCCAGGCGAGCGATTTTCTTTTTCAATTCCTTCGGATCGTTGGCCTTCGCACGCTCGATTGTGTCGGCCATCTGGCTTTTAAGTGCGGATAGGTCCACATCGGCGAACGATTTCGGGCTCCGAATACTCTGCCCTGACTCTGGCGTTGCGGACGAATCGAACGATTTACGCTTCAGAACGGAGAGCTTTGTCGGTTCGATCTCCAGAGTCCCAGGAGAGATCACAAAACATTCCCCGACCTTCAGTTTTGCTACCTCAGATAATGTTTGCTTGATCTGATCTCTGGATTGCCCGTGGAAGTCCAGGTATCTCTTAACAGCCTCCAGATCCTGCGGAGCGGTCAGCCGATGAACGAATAATGGGTCGGCCTGCGTCAGAAGATCCTTGTTGATCACCGCTGATCGCTGAGTGATCATCGTGCAACCCAATCCACGGGACCGTCCGCGTCGAACAATGTTCTGCCAGGCTCCCAGGCAGACAGCCTTGCCCCCTTTGCCTGTCATGTTCTGAGGAGCAAACAAATCGGCCTCATCCAGAAATATATGCAGCGGACCTCTGTTCGCTTGCCAGAGACGTTTTGCGAAGTCTCCGGCGAACCGGACCATTTCCCCCTCCCCCATCGTGAACAGGTCGAATAGAACGGGAATTCGCTCATTGATCAGAAAGTCGGCTGCCACTGTTCCGCCGGAAGGCTCCAGCGGAATATCCGCGTGTTCACCACCGAGAATGACAATCTTGTATTTTGAGCGCAACCCCCACCAGTCGCCCTGGGGGTCGAGGATGGCAACCGGGTCACCGTTCTGGATCATCTGCTCGGCCATCACAACAGCGGTGTTCGTTTTTCCGGAGCCGGTCCGCCCGAGTAGACCGCATTTCCACGTGACCGCCGCGTCAGGCAGCGTCAGTTTTTGTGATATTTTTATTCCCATGAAAACTCGCTCCTTGAATTCTGTTCAATTTTGCCGCAACGGTTGAGTAGTGTGTTCTCGCATCAAAATCCGAAGTATGTTTTATTCCAGTGATCGACCGCCTCGCTCACAACCTTGTCAGCGACCTTCCGGAAGATAGACAGATAATGTTCCTCGATTTCATCACGCCCCCAGCATTGTTTCGGATACTCCCGTAAAAGAGCCTTTATGACTTTGCGGAGTCCGGTTCCCGATACGACCACGTGTTGCATCTCAAACATACGATCCGAGGCAGAATCGGCTGTCCAATACCAGTCTTTTGTTGGATCAAGATCATCGATAATCAGTTGTGCGAATCGCATAGCCACTGCTGGCGTTCGCAGGGTCGGTCTCGGTGGCCTGATCCCCTTGCACTCCGGGAATTTCAATTGCTTGTTCATTCTTCGCCTCCCGCCGTTACCGGCTCAATTCGCTTGAACTCGATCCGATTGACTTCGGTTGCGGGCAGACATTTCATGTGCTTGCAAAACATCGAAACAAAGTCCCCCTCGCTCACCCCTTTAAACCCCTCGCGCTTGACGTCCGACTCTGTGATATCGCAGAGGCGTACAGGATACGCTTCAACCACCTCACAGACTCCAAGCGGCTCAACCTTCTCGCCCTTCTTGAGTCCCATCGCTTTACGGACAGCGCGAAACCTGTCGCCGGGTTTCAGGAACCACCATCCGAGACGACGAGTCACGTCTTTTGAACCGTCGAGGAATTGATCAGTTGTCAGTGAAAAACTCATATTCCGCATTATTGTTCAACTCCCGCCGTCTCCGGCTGCTCTCGTACCCTCAAATATTCCGGCCACTCTGACCAGTCCCCGCCCTTTGAGTCCTTCAGGGGGACCGTCTTGAATCGAGTGACAGGCCGTTCCCGTGGTTGCTGCACAGTCTTTATTGGATCAGCACCGAGTTGTTTCACGAAACACGGAACGCCAGCAGACCTGCACTGGCACAGGATGTCTAATATCCAATCGATCACGCACGGTCTCGCCCCCGGCCCAGACTCTCCGCCTACGATGACGTGGTCGAGACAACCTACTACTGGTTCGGTAAGAGTCATCGAATCGCATCCACACATCGCATGATGCAGGTCAATCGGCCCCACCAGCGGCTCCAGACTCAACCCCAGCACCGGCACGAGATCCCTGCACTTCAACAGGTCACCGATCCCGGCTTCGAGTGATTCCTGGTCGGACGCGGAGTAATAGAGGGAGACGTTGGAGCGGTAATCTGTCGCAGGAACGCAGGTTCGGCATCCGCCAACGTCTCGCGTGTGGTCTCTGTGACATGCCCAGCCCGGTTTCCTATTCCACATCTTCCGGATGTTCTCCGGTCGCTTCGTGAGCAGTAACAACCGAACCCACGGCAGCCGGTCAACAGCCTCGAACATCTCTCGACGCCACGATTCCATCTCCGGCCGGTCCTCGAACGGATCACACAGAGACGGAAAGACGGACTGGACTCTCTGCTCCTTCTCGCCAAGCCGATTCCACTTCTCAAGATTGGAAATGAACGACTTGCTTTTCACTCGCGTGCCATCGTCGCCCCAGACACCAAGGGTATCGGGGTTACGCTTGCTCATCGATTCAGCGTAGCAGTGGTCACATCCCGTGTGGACCTTGCTGCATCCATACCATGGAGACGCCGAGTGATTCGTCCATTCGATTTTCGTGTTTTCAGCCATCTTTTGTTCTCGCTTAGTAGTTCCCGATCACGGGAGAAACGCTAGTCCTTCGACTGCTTTTCAATTTCGTGCCATTCATCAATCGCCTGTTCCCACTCCTCCGCAGCCTTTTCCGATTCCATTTGGATTAGCCCCAAAGTGCTATCTAACCTTGGAAGTAAATCAATAATCCTCTTTGCCGCTTCCAGTTCCTTCAGTAATGCTTTGACGGACTCAGTCAGATCAACTGAATCGGCGTCATCGTCCAGCCCGAGCAGTGGATTGACCTCGGCCATAAACCCACGTACTTTTCCGTTGATGAAATCCATCGATTCCTTCAGCCGGTCCCGCTCCGCCGTCACCCTGTCGTATGAATGCACAAGATCCGTAAACTTCTGCGTCACCGCTTCAAGCTGAATTTTCAGCTCTTTGTTTTCATCTATCAGTCCGTCGATAATCACGCTGCCCCCATCTTCCGGCGCAGGATCGGAACTGCTCGACACGCAGGCTGGGCAGTCCGTCTCCGAATTCTCAACAATACGACCGCTCGCGGCATCTATGCCTTGTACTTTCTTCGTGTCGTTGCATCTCGGGCATGTAGCGTGGGAGTTGACCTTCTCGCTTGGTTGGTTCATTTCGATTCCCATCCCCCCGGCACCGATCCGGCACTCTTTTGGAAGTCGCTCAGCACTCGACGCCCCTCTTCGGTGATATGGAAATACTCGTCAGGAACCCACGACACTTTGCCTGCTGACTCCATCAGTCCCATCGAAACAAGAATCTGCATCTCCGGCGAGTCACCGCAGTACCGTCCTTGCGCCGCTCGGCAAACCGTATGATCCAGAATTGAAAGACACTCTTTACTCAAAGCAATTGCAGCCATCACATCACCTCCAATTGAAAAGACAATACTTACCGCTGCGTTAGACGCTGCGTGAGTTTCCATTTCTTCGCACTACTCTTCAAAACGATTCTTGTAGGTTCTGTTCACGGCTGCTTTGAGTGTCGTGTTTGTGCATTTTTCCAACATGCCAAGGAAGCCTTCGTTATCAACCGTCAATACTGCATCCGTAAGAATATTAATCTGCGGACCCCATCTGTTCCTTTGACTTTGGCTTAAGTTGGCACCACTGACAGTGGTTTTTAGTAGCGGACCGCCACCTGCAACAGCACCGGGTCAGCCCATCCCGTCCTTGCAATACAAAAGGTAATTATTACCGCAGAGGAACTTTCTCCCAGCATCAACGTATTGCTTCATCCGTTTAATTTGCGTGTCACCCAGTGCGGAAAACGCTTTCGTCATAATCTCCAGTTTTGTCACGGTCTAATTCTCCCTTCAAAGTGTTTGATTTTTCGCTGCGTGATATTCACTTCCACCGTCGTCAGCACCCTTTCCTGGCAGACCTGACATTACGCCCGCCAGACTTAATCTTACGCCGCCTTAGAATCTCTGCCTCTGTCTCGTCCGGGACTCTGCATCCACACGAAAACAGTGTCTCTGGAAAACTATCATCGATCCCACAGAATCGAGACCATGATATCGACCATCGCCCACGACGCCCGCACAGATCGCACTTAAAGATGACGCCAGATAATGACTCCCCTGGCTTTATTTTGTTCGGGTCGAATATTTTCATATCGCATCCATAATTTCCTCAATCTGTTGCAAAATGCCGCATGCGTGAGCTATTCCTTCTCGCACGGTTTCACGTCCGCGACCCAAACGAATGGGTTTGCGTTCCAGTCGGTTGGGCTTCCAACTTTGTGAATCAAATTCCACGACGCCCCAAACATATAGACTGGATCTGTTGGATAAATCGTTGCAGGCTCACCATTCAGAGTCCCTTCATACGGCTCGGTTGGTACGCCCGCAGCGATTGCATCTTTTGGAGTGATCGACTGCAACGTCTCAAATCGAACGGACAGCACCTCGACCACGGTACGGCAGGCGGAACGCGGCATCTGGGACGATGGGAGCCAATGAAGATCCTCGCCAGTGTCAGCATCACATAAATCAGAAATGTCATAGCCGTCTGCTCGGTAAACAGCTTCGGCCCAATCCTCAAACAGTCCGTTAATTTCAGGATCGAAGCAATCTTCAGGCCACTTAAATTGGTGAGTCTCCGCGCACCACAGCCGCTGCCCTGGATATCCGAACGGGCATTTCAGCTTGGGGCTTTTTTCCAACCCCATCAATTCCTTGACAGCCCAAACGGGACCAGCGACACGCCAGTAATCAAACGTGCCGTTAGGCTCAATCCAGTCGTACCCGATTCCGGCCAACTCTTTCACTGCCTCGATACTTGGCGGCTGCGGATCAACCACACGCCGTATCTGCGTAACCGTACCGCCGGGGATGCCAGACGCTTCGTGCGGGGTGAGGATCAGGCGTCGTGTTTTGATTTTCGTTGTCATGGTTTTCCTCAGTTGTTTCAAAAACCCGGTTGACCTATGCACCGGAAGGTAAGGGCGTCGTCTCCCAACTCCCCAACGTCACTAGTAAGCAACGCTAAAGTCTCGGTTTATTCTTGGTGTGTCTTGATCAGGTCAGCCCGCCCCTTTCCCCGTTCGGCCGCGTGCATACCTCGTACACGGCAACTTGACGAACTTCAGGGACCGCCCCTTTATGATTCCGTGCATCCAAAGGGATGGAACACCCTCGGAGATAAATTCGAGGAAATCTTCCCGATACCAAATCTCAATCCAATCTTCGTCAACCATCGCAATACAACCATCAGCCGTGACGTTCGCAAACGTGGTGGTCGTAAACGAATCACCTGTTCCGCGATCCACACCACGCCAGTTATCCTGTTGGCCGATATTGTTTGTTGCGATCATTTTTGTATCTTTCCGCTACAGTGGCGTGGGAGTAACCCTTACCGGTTCGTTAAGCTGCCGACATGGATTTCTCTTCTCTTTCCTTTTTTAAGTCTTTCAATGCCGCGTGATAATCTTTGATATCTTTATGGGTTATTTTGAAACGCCGTTTTATTTTTACACTGTCGTATTGATGCTCCTGTTGATTGCACCATTTGCATTTTTGAGGCTCTGGTCGTTCTTTGTAGGTGACTGCTGTGATGTAGTCTTGATCTCCAGAGAAGCTGGTTAGAGTGACGTAAAATCTCTCCTCGAAATCTTTCGTCCACCAGAACCTTGAACCGACCTGCATCCTGATCCTTACCGGCTTTTCAAAGTCTGTTTGAATCAGAAATGGTTTTCGGTTCTTCCATTGCTCAAATGCTGCGATCGCACTGGAGTTACCCATCTTGATTGCAAGCGAATACCAAGGCTCGCCACCATCGGCCCCACACCAATACCCCACCCGCATCTTCTCTGCGATGTATTCAAAGTCTGATTTCCCGAACTTTAAACCGGACCCGATCGCCAATTTCACTGACGAATACATCGACTGGTTCAACCTCTCCCAGGAAAAGCCAGTGCCTTCCCGGTTATGATCCCAGACATGCTGGATCAGCTCTAATGCGGATGACTTACTCTTGCCCATAGCTATGCCCTTTTCTAGTACGTTCGCCCTATAAAATAAGTACAATGAACCTTTCGTCACCGCTGCCCCATCTCGTCGATGCACTTATCGCAGATCGTTTTTTCATGCGCGTCGTCCTGAAACATTGAATTCTGTTCCATCGGAATCCGCGTATCCCATTTGTGGCTGCACTTCCGGCACGTCCAGTGCATCATCCGTTGTTTTCGTTCCGTCGATTCGCTCATTTTCAGTTCTCGCTTGATTTGTTTGTCCCACGAGTGAACGCGGGGTTCTTCCGTTGTCTTAAAATCCCCTCGGGCTGTCGGATAAGGAGTCTGACAAAGCATCCGGGAGCATCAGCCCGAGGGGTGTTTCGTTATGTTTTCTCCGTTACAGTCTCGCCTCCAGCTTCATCGTCAGCAGGTTCAGGGTCGTCATCCACAATCGGCATGGGATTGCTATTTCGCCATGCCATGTAAATGTCCGTGATCTTGTCGATTGCCGCTGGTCCAATCCCGCTGATGTGCTGGATCTTCCCATCCTTGATCGCGACTTCGAGATCGGCGACCGTCTCGATCTCCGACCCCAGCAACTTCTCCGTCTGGCCATCGGGAATGCCCAAATCTTCGATGCTTGTTGTGCCTGCTGGGTCGTCAACCGGATCATCTTCAGGAAAGTCGAGCATCGGCTGGTAGTTCCCGTTCTCGATATCCTCAAGCTGATCGACAAGTCGATTCATTCGCTCCTGCTTGGCTTCGAGGTTGATCTTCGCGTTCTTGGCTTCTAGCTTTTTCGACTCGTGAACGCTCTCCGCTTCCCGAACCTCGTGCCTTTTCGTGATCAGTTCCGCGACCGTTTCACGGTGGTACTTTTCGCTTTTCGATTCTTCGGTTTCCGTCTCTTCCGCAATGGTGGTTTCTTCTCCTGGCATATCGGTCTTCCTTTCAAAAATGCGACGACTTCGTCAATTACTCGCGACGGCTCTCGCTCAAGGTGCTGAGACGTGTACCGCAACACCCTCCATCCGAGAAACACCGCTTGGTTATACTTTTCACAATCGTTGTGGTGACCAGGGCCGATCGTGTGACGACCGCCGGTAAATGTTCCACCCTCAATCTCGACAGCAATCTTTCTCGTCGGCCACGCGAAATCAAAACGCCATTGCCTTACTGGATGAAACCGGTGTTCCTCGACCGGATTCCACCCACTCGGGGCAAGCTCATTCCAAAATATTTTAAAATGATCCTCGCGACTGCTCTTCTTTCGATTTGCCACGTCAGCAACTCCCTTCACCCCGTGATTTTCATGCTATCAGCAACCTTGGTGACTTCCGGCAACCGGGGCCGTACAGACTCCGGCAATTGATTGTTCGGATTCTCTATACTCGGACGAAGCCCCTCTGGCAAAGCCCTGTGGGACTCCTCGCGGCTCCTCAGCCCTTCGTAGATCATCCGGAACTGAGCCCGCATCGTGGCCCTCTGGTCCACTGGTGAGTCGCACGCAGCCTCCCAGCCGCCTAATCCTCTGACCGCCTGCCACGTGAGATCGTCCAGTTTCTCACGCGCTGCCGGCTCGTCGTAGAATCCGTGCTTCCGAACAGCGGATATCATCAAATCGAAGGCTTCACCGAACGACAGGCACTCCCCGTGCATCGCAGAACTGGCCAGCTTCCGAATCTTGGCGATTGACGGCCAATCGTCGCCCTGGCAGAGATAAAGCTTAATTCCGGTTTGCAAGGCTTCGATCGGCAAATCGGACAGACAGTCAAACCAAACTTTGACCTGTTCACCGATGAGTGATTTTCCGATCCCGGCTTCCAGAACCGCGAGAGCGGCAGCGAATTCATTTTTGGTCATTCTCGTCTTCCTCCAAAAAATCCTTTATCCCGGAAAACATCTCAGGCTTTGCGTTCCCGTTTCCGCGTTGATTGCCCTCGTAGATCCCCGTATACCCCTGGGCGATAGAATTGTGGATCGCCGAAATTGCCCGGTCATGCCCCATCTTCACCAGCGAGTTCATCAGCTTTTTAACGGCCAGCGGAGTCAGCTTCTTTTTGATCTCGCGCCGGTGCTGTTCCCACTCAGACCAAGCGTTCCCGAATTCGACGGTGTCCAGTTCTGATGGAACAGGGTTGTTCTTTGTTTCTTCTTTGTTTCTTCTTTGTTTCTTCTTATTATTGGTCCTGTCTGTGGTAGCATCTGTGGTCCTGTTTGTGGTCCTGTCTGTGGTAGCATCTGTGGTCCTGTCGTCCTGATACTCGTCGTAGTTAGTTATTGTTATCAAAGTAATTACGTTGTTTTTTTGCTGGTCTATTTGGTGGTCCGTTTCCAGTTCGTCCAAGAACCTGTTTACCTTGCCTCGGGACCATTTCCAGCGGTCCGCCAAAAATCGCGAACTTCCAGCCAATTGACCTCGCTTTAGTGGCACTCTCTTGCCTCGAATTCTCACGTATCCCTCATTCCAATTGGCAAGAATAATCAGGTCGATCCAAGCCTGCCCGCGACTGAACTGATCGTCTTTCCATATTTTATGATTCTCGATTCTTCGGTGAATCTTTATCCAGTCACCGGCCATCCCTGACTCCCGAAACAAAAAACCGTACCAACAAAAAAGGCCGGGAACCCAACACGCTGCTCAGGCACTTACGATACCTGTTGGAGTAAAACTCCAAAACGTGCCGGATTCCCGGCCTCATGTATTGTCTGATTGTTTCGTAAGCATTCAGCAACCACACCATAATTCACACGCTCCGTTTTGTCAATTCCGATTCAATCTTCAGTTCCTCGACCGATTCAACGGTCTCCGAGGCCTTAGTATTATCAGCAGCCCTGTCACGCCGTCCATTGGCCCTGTGGATCTCCTGGTTGAGCAGGGCAGCCGCGTACTGACTCTTCGATGCTTTGTCCCTCAGCAGAATCACGATCACATCCATAAGCCGCTCGGTTTCGATTTCGAGACTGATCTTCTCGACCGGACTCTTGCCGTCCAGTGCGGCCCAGAACAGAAGACCTGTTTCCTTCGTGGCCGTATCTGGACGGTTCCGATACTCCGCCCGGAGCGATTCCAGGACAAGCTTTGCAACCGCGTGCTTGACCGTGATCGTGATCACTTCAGGCTGTTTTTTCTTGCGTTTCTTAGCCACCGATTGACGCCTCCTTCTCATCGATTAGCTGGTTCAGTTCGTTATTCTGCTCCTCCGTCAACGCCTTGCTGTTCTCGACAAGAACCTCGACCGCTTTCTTCATCGAATCGTGGTCAGTCACCGCGTCCACGGCTTCACGTACTGCATCGTAACCGGACTTCGGCTTCTCACCGTCACCGCTCAGACTGAAGGATGACTCCGGTTCGGCGGTCAGATCTTCGATGTTCCCGAATGAAGGGTCAGCCGTTTGTGTGTCGCCGCGCTCCGCTTGCTCGTCGAGCTGAATCGCAAGTCCCAGGGACGGAGTTATTTTCCATTCCTTGGCAGCACGGCGAACCGCCGTCTTTTTAGCCATCGAAACATAGTCGGACTTCCACACGTTCTTTTCGGTGTCGATCTTGTTCAGTTCTTTCTTGTTGACGAGAACGATTCCATGACCGCCGAGAGCCGTGTGATAGATGCAATACGTCGCCATCACGTTATCTCTCGTGAGGTTCCGTTCAAGCGAGACAAGATGCTTCAGCTTCGGACCCGTCTCGTCCTTCCAGTAGTCGAACTCCTCGCCGCGAAGTACGACATCGCAGTGGACGGACTTCAGAAACTTGTTTCCGTAGGCGAGGTCGAGAAAACCCTTGTATCCGGGAATAAGCGTGCAAACGCCTTTGTAAGGAATGAAGTAGGCGTGACCCAACGCTGACCCAGGTATCAATCCCAGTACCGCACAGTTGAATGCAGCAATTGCAATCGACGCTGGAGTGCAGGGACGAGTCAGTGAGTTCATTTCCGTCACAACCGCCGTCATAAAATTCTGAGGATTCACGTTCGGCGGCAGCCGCGTTTCAATCGTCGCCTGCTTATCGAGAATTATCTGAGTACCCGGATTCTTTGCGGGTGGCAAAATAAGTTCAGTTGTCATATTGGTGAATCCTTTCGTGTTGCTTGATTGCCCAGTCGGTTAAACCGCCCGGCTTGATACTGAACTCGTTGAAGACATACCCGTGGAAACGATCAGCACGTTTTGCCCTGCGATAGATATCGATAAGTTCGTTGACTTCCTGTTCCGCAATCTCGCGTGAGACTTCGTCGATCGGCATCACGTTCGCGTCGAACGGTTCACCCTTCTCGATGAAGATCCACGCAAAATCAGGTCGTTTTCCGGTTAGGATCTCAATGCCAAGTTGGTACAAATACGCCTGCTGGTGCCACTTGTATTCAGTGACTGATTTTTTCATCGCGTCGCGCGTCGCCTTGCCGACAATGGCACTTTTGATATCTAAGATCACTGGTCTATCGTCATTGATAAAACGATCCAAGCGAGACTTGAACATCAGGTTCTTGTATTCGTAGACGATTGATGCTTCGGACCATCCCTTGCGAGCAAACAGGACCATTGACTCGTGATTGTGAAGTGCTTCCGCCATTCTCTCGACGTAGACGCCTTCCTCAGTTGAGATGCAATCAACCAACTCTGCATCAGAAGTTTTGTGCGTGCCGCAAAACCAGTTCTCACCGTCGTAGAACTTTCCATTGCTCTTGCATGGCGTATTTTCTTTTTTTGTTCTCGCACAACACTTATCCGAGGTAATGAACTCTTCCTTATACTTCTCCGGCTCCAATAGTCGGCAGTGGATCGCACGACCGAACTTCTTTGCTGTCGAGTCATCGTTCATCTTGCCGTCGAGTGCAGCCTTGCAGTGCAACGGCGACACCTCCGCCCACTTCAGAGAACTGCTGTTGATCGCAGGCCACGACACGTACTCTGCGAACGATATTCCGTGATAGATTCCTGGTTCTGGAAGTTCCATCAGTCAAAATGTCCGATCATTTCCAATATGTAATCTCGAATGTCTGGATCGCTGTCTTGTATCTCAGGGTTGATCTCAACCACTGTTCGTTTCGTGTCGTAACGACCGCCGATGTCGAACTCCTGCGGCTCCTGGAACCGGATTAAGGCTCCATCACTCAGGCGAACTGACTTGACTTTCATCTGGTCTCTTTCAGAGTGCATCAAAAAAACTTGAAATTCCAGTTTTAATCTTCTCGCACCGCCGCGACTCCACCATGCCCAACCAGTCCTTCCGACACGCCGCTTCAGCAGACGACCGAACTGACTCGCTGTCACGAATACGGCCTGAAATCCAGTTCTCGACAATCTTGGTTTCTTCGGTGTTGTATTCGCATACGACGCCCTGTTTGCGGTCGTAATACCAGTCAACTACTTCCTGTAGATCGATGACGTTGACGGAAAAATCACCGTCGCTCTCTAAGTAGTGCAGAGCGACCGAGTAACAAATCTCGCGGTCTTCGTCTCGCCATTCCCAGTGGGCTATGTTCGTCACGCCGCCCTCTCATTCTGTTCCGAGATTTCTTCCCGAACGATATTGACATCCTTCGGCGCATCGATTCCGACCCGAACAGTGCCTGGTCCGATCCGCACAATCGTGACCGTGATGTCATCGCCGATAATAATTCTCTGTCCAATTTTCCTCGAAAGCACAAGCATTTCGATTCCTTTCAAAATGATTCACATCTACAGCACCTGGAACATCGCAGGCACTTAAAACACTGCTTAACGGTCGCACGCTGGCATTTCTTGTTACTACACCGACGATATTCAACATTCCCCGCACCAGACCGGCCACCGCCGCTACCTTGCGGATTGGGCGTCTCCGTACAATCCATTTTCCGGTGACCGGTCCTCGGTTCGAGATGGTTGATTCGTGATCTCCAAAGCCCCACCGCCACCATCCCGACGAACGCTGCCATTGTGCAGGCGAATGAAAGGATGATTTCTGTTTTGGTGTAGCCGTATAAGTTCGGATTCATGTCGTCTCCGTCCGCGCATATTTTCTAATCAGAAATATCGTTGATTGTTTTTTCGACCTCAGAAATTACCAGTCAGAAAACGGCACGCCACGGTTTGACACCACAGCACTTCAGCATTTCAGATTGCGAATCTCATGCTTCCCAGATCTAAAAATTTGATAGTAAAGTTGGTCCGGAACGTGCCGCGTAGTTGTTCGGCTTACCACTCTGGAAGCCTGTCGATATATTCCTCAACCGACCGCGTACAGATTTTTACCGCCAGCCCGTCACGCTTCGCCTTTATCCTGTTATCACGAATCCGACGCCAGAGAGTTGTTCGGCTGATGTTCAACCGCGAACAAGCACTCCTGATTGTCATCAGCCCGCGATCACCGAATTTTTTTCTTGCCTTAGTAACCATCGTGTTCCATTTCGTTTCAAGATGTAACTTGCATGTTTCAGACGGTATCGTTAGATTCTGTTTGTGTCAACTGTGATTTGGTTATTTTTCAAAAGAAATCAGAAAGTCGGAAACTGAATGAAAAAGTTTATAGCATTGGTTTCAGTGAGTTTAACCCTTGCCTTCATCGTAACTGAGATGGAAGGATGGAAAGACCGACTCCGCAGGCACAACGCTACAAGACGTGGCGTGATGATTGTTACTGCTCCTGATCGAAACGTGAAAGAATACGAGATAAGAGGCAGGGTCACTGAAGTGTCCGAGGGGATCTTCAGGATCAACGACGGTGTATCCGGAAAAGTACGGTATGTGCTGGTTTCGGACACCGATAGCGTTAATTTCAGATCAAAGTAAACTGAAAATAGTTAGCGGCAAATGGATTGCTACCATGCTGGCTTGCGGCTAATACGGCGCGATCACGGTTACACCCGGCAGGTCCAGCACTGACCACCGTCCCACTGAATAGACAGCGAATCTATCACAGCAAGGCCCACGAACTCGATCGACTGCCTCAACTGATGTGGTGAGTAGATGTGGATGTGTGCCTGTTGATCCCATACTCCGCCATCGGCTGAAATCTGTGGAGTCTGGATCTGCGCGATCCCTCCCGGCTTCAGCGACTTCCGGATCTCATCCAAAAGCCGCATCGGTCTTTCGACATGCTCGATCACCTCGCGGCACATAATTACGTCGAATTTTTCATCGAACAGAGTTGAATTATATTCGTCGGCAATCAGAATGTGATCTCCAGGGACGCCAGACCATTCCGCCGCCTTCTGCTTTACCTGAGGGATCACGTCAAAGCCGTAGCAGTCGAAACCTGATTCCCGCATTCGCTGCAACGCGCATCCGTCGAGGCATCCGATATCAAGGAATTTCCCGGACTGCTTTGCCACAGAGATCAGCCGGAGGTTTTCCCCAAGTTGCGAGAGCAGGAATCCGCGATCGTCGTTTGCGTGCTTCAACAGATGGTAAATATACTCTTCATCGTAAACAGAGCAGACATCGGAATAGGAATAATTTGCCGACAGGCTGTTGCAGTCCTGGCACTGAAACCACTTCGCACCATCGATTGTGGCCCCGGACACTTTGCTGTATTCCAACGTCGATGATGAACCGCAGCATTTACATTCACTTGCCATCAAACAAACTCCGCTCTAGTTCGATTCTCATCCGCAACATCGAACGACCAGTGAAACACCGCCAGTGTCTTCCGCATCTCACCGGCCGGGCATCGCACTTCACCGGGAATCCCATGATATGTATCATCGCCCACCGCCATGATCGCCAGCCGGTTGAATCGCGGCTCGACCTTTGAAATGCACTCTTTACCTGAGTTATCCCACAACTCCAGGCACCCATCCCATTCGGTTTCCCATTCCGGGTTCACGAAAAGCACGAGAGACAATTGCCGCTTCCATCCGCTGATTGGATGTTTCGCGCCGTCGAGATGCACGCCAAGTTTTCCACCGGACGGGATCGAGTGCATCCCCGCGCCGTACAGATCAAAGTCAGGAAACAAACCGTCAATCCCGGTGATCTCAGATATCGGCAATGCACACATTTGATTTATCAGTTCACGACAGGCCGGAGGGAGCCTGTATTCGTCGCGAGTCGCCAGCTTTGTGGTCTTCTCGTCCGAGTAGCTGTACCAATGAGGCCAGTCCCCTGGAGGCCACTGCGCGTACGCTGATCGCACCAACTCGGGAGCAAAGGCGTTGTCGATCACCCAATGCGGGAATGGTATCAGAGAATGAGTTATGAGCTTGGCTTCAAAATTCATTTTAATTTCAATCGCCAGTATGCCGCTTGAAAAATGCACGTTTCACGGGATTTGAGCATTTTTTCCGAACAGTATTATTTTTCTTTCCTGTTTTCATGCAGTGTGAGCTTTTAATGATTACATCTACGAGCGGAAACCCGCACGTTGTACAGAATTTGAAATTAGATTTATTGTCCGCTGGGAACAAAGTTTTTGGAACGCTCATTTTTAATCCTCCATTTATCAAATTCCGGTTGAACAGTATTTTCCCAATATTCCCCATTGTAAGGATCACCAACATGGTCGAGAAACAAACACCCGGTTTCTTCCGGCTTGAACATCAGTCCCGGCCACGATTCGTTTCCAAAGTAACGCTGATCAACGTACCGCCAGTTTCGTGAGAAAACATCCTTGTTCCTGAACCAGTAAAATGTCCCACTGTAATGCCACCGGTGATTTTTCCGCGTTCGGAATTGGCCGTAACTCTTGAATGATCCGGCCATCGCCTTGGACTCCAGCATCTTCTCCACCGCCGGCCAATCGTCCAGGCACGTTCGATACATCAAGTCGCCCCACCGATGAACCGTGGTCCAATCACCGTCGTTGTGAGTGACGCCCTTGGTGTGGGCGCAGAATGTCACATCGTTCGGGTCCATGCTCTCGACTTTTTCAAGCAATGGGACGAACGTGATGACCTCGCGAAGTTTCTTGACGTTTTTAGCGACGTAGAAATCGTCAACCTCGCCCTTGAAGGCGTCCATCACCATCTCGGGCGGGTCGAGGTGTTTTGCCGTGACGATACCGACCGCCCGATGGCCGTTAAACATGTCCATTCTCTTCAGAATGTTGTCGATATTTCGCTGCCAGATTTCCCGGTGTGCCGTATCAGGATAGACGTGATAAAGAAAGTTTCTCCGAATCGGCCCCGTAAAAGGCATCGGCTCAATTGGCGGCATCTCTTCCGGCAGCCAGTGATTCAAAACTGCCTCGCGATCTTTGCATCCGATGCACGGCTTTATCCTTCCGCCCGAAACGCCTGCTATTCCACGAGATACCGTGTCCCCCAGACCACGGCGATTGGTGTCTGCCGACTGACGGAATCCTTTTGGTTTCAAAATCGGTTCCGCTGGTGCCGTCGCACCGAGCTTTCCATTCTCCCAAGCCACCCAATAATTCAGACCGCAACTGCCCGTATTTGCAACCCCCTTGCAGAGATCGAACTCCCTGCTCGTCTTGTTGATTTGATGCCTGGCACAAAGACCAGGACCGTCACATTTGCAATTTTCATTCATTCGGTCACCGTCACCCCTATTGTTCTACTGCTGGAAACGCCCCCGCAACATCCGATCCCACCAACCAACAAACTGAACGCTGCCGATAGCGGGTCGCAATCTTGCCCGTACAATGTCTGGGAAGTATTGGTACACGGTCCCGCATTAAGTAGCGAAAGCGTAAACCGGCCGTCAGCCTCACAAATGAACTGGATCGTTATAGAGTGATCGCACCATGCAGTGTCGTTGGTCCCTTCCCAGTATCCGTTCACGTCGTCGAAAATCAGAGGTAGATCGAAAACTGCACAATCACAATCGATCCCGCCATCCACGGACGCTGTCAGCACTCTCGGGAGCGATCCAGAGCAGCAATCGGCCCCGCCACCGGTTCCGGCACATTCTCCGCATTCAACGCACTCCCAAATAACGGTGACGGTTCCGCCTTCCGTGTCGGTTGCATCCCACCGAGCAATCGGGCTGGGGCATGGATTCAAAGCCGCCTCACCGAGTTCGACGTTTGGCGGCGAAGACGCCAGCGATATACCGTCACCGGCACTGATCAGCTCAAGCTCGCAACAGTTGGTTTCAGCGTTCGGAACCATGTGGATTTCAACACCACCATCTGTGATCCAAACTGCCGTATTGTTGTAGATTTCGACACACGTCTGCTCTGTACCCGCACCGCTCTCAGTCGCCACCGTAATGCACGCGCATCGGCAAATACAATTGCATCCACCACAATCGATTGCACGCTTCAGGCTCTGGTTATCAGCAGCAAACGTACTCAAAGTTGCAGTGCTGTGTTCTCCATCACCGATCGAGGTGGTGTATATCGGCCACTCCGCAGCCATCTCGCGGCAGAAGCACGTTGGCGCGGCTCGCTCCGTGGCATCAATTGCACCGTGGCAATCTCCGGGGATCGTGCCATCCATACCCAGGGGTTCGGACACGATGCACATATAGCAATCGCCGTCGTCGTTGATCGTGAAATGAATCTCGATCAGAACCGATTCGCCGTTGATGAACACTTGACCGCAGTAGATTTTGGTATCGCTCGCATCAACATTACAGCCACCGCAGTCGATGATGGTATTCACGAAAGAGTCGTCGGGATACGTGACGCGAACGCATAGCTGGCGCGGGATGCACGCGCAGCATCGCTGTTGCATCGGCTGGAGATTTGTCGTCCCCAGGTTCTGGCTCGGCCGGTCATGGCAACCATCACAACAACATTCTTTTCCGCCTTTCGCACCCATTATGTACACTCCGATAATGGACAGCAAAGCGAGAAAACTTCCCATTGATTTTCGAGAGCGTAGATATCTGACTGGCAGATATTTTCAACGGTTGGCTTCATGTATTCCGCCCACCCATGACGCCCCGTCATCTCTTCGGTCGGTTCATTAAAGAAGCACCCTTGCGGGTCGCATACCTCGACAGCCGTGCCTTCAAGCGATGAATCAGGGACTTCAGAGCATCCGACCGGCCTTGCCTGGATCAGCACAAGAGCCGTCCGGGTATCCGGGTCCGATGACACAATCTCAAATCTGATCGTGTGACAATTACCACTTCCGATGATCGGATATCGATCATGTCGAGCAACTTGACGCGACAACTCCCGACGAAGTTCGTCGACCTGCACTCTGAGTTGTTCAATTTCAGATGGCATCTGCAAAGTCCAAATGTGCGTATGAAAGCTGAATTGTCGTCGTCGGAGATTCGCCATTGTCGAACGTGATTCCGGTGACGACAGAATTCACGTCAGTCTCGGAATACTGCGCACCGATTGACGTGATCAAATCACCGATGCGAAGCCTTATTGAGCCGTCTTCGTTTGCGACAGCGCGGAGTTGTTTGTACGTAAGCGTGAGAGCTTGTCTCGTCACCCCGTACCATATCTCGGCTAGCGAGGCTATTCGCTTCATTCGATCGCGATCATCACGGAGAATGCTGCCGGTTGTGTCTACGACCAATGCTCCCGCATCGTCAATGTCCGTAACGGTTCCGGGAATCAGGTAGTCAAGTCGGGCATCGGGAACATCAATGAATGTTTCTCGTTTTGGAACTCCCGGCTCCAGCGAGTTCAATGGTGTTCCGCGAGGAAAAACGACTGCTTCAACATGCCGGTCCCACTTCATGCTGACTGTCGCGATCATCTCGAAATAATCGACACCGTTCCCTTCCTCTGTCTCCGGGTCGTAATTAGCAGGCGTCGGCTCGGCACCTGCCCAGTTTTCTAATGCGATCAGTTGTTGCGCCCCCGCCGCCCCGACAATAACTTCGATTCCGAGTTCTTTATCAAGCATGTTTAATCGAGTTGAGAACTTCCGAGACTGTTCGTGTTCCATTCCCGATCTTGAGTTAAGCTGCTCGCCAAACTCCCATACCCCAGCATCCGTGTCAGTTTGAAATATGACCAATGGGTCTTTGTATTCGCTTAACTCATCCGCCGAATCTTTTTTGATTGACAGGAATCTCTCGAATTTCGCACCCTTGCTCCATAGTTTGTCCGGTGGATTTACAAACGAACCGTCTGGATTTAGATCGACCGAAAAGTCTCCAGTAAGGTCGTCAGGATCGGCCGGTAGAGATTGAAAATCACCAGGAGCAACTGCAATCCAATAATTTGTTGCTCCTGGTGATTTTGAATCCGAAATCTGAAGATCCCATATATCAACCATCACGAATTTAGAAAAAACGTCTCCGAGTGAATCTTGAGTTCGGGCTCGCTGATTCACCTCTTTCTGGTCATCTTCTTCCAGGGCCGCATACCCCGCCGTATTCAACGCGCCTTCAAGATATGCCGTTTCATTGGCTGAAGTCCAGCCCCCCTCTAACAAAGTAGGATCAACCCAAATCGAAAACGTGGACGTGACCTTCGCGCCCCGCACCGTGATCACATCGGCTTTATGCGTGATACTGTTTACCAGCAATGCCTCGGTCACGTCAAAACTACTCTCGAAGTCGAGCGTGAATTGCCGGGGATTAGGCAGGATCGTGATGTTGTCGTTCAGTGGTATCGAAGATTCAAGAAATGTGAAAACGCGAACTATTGACTCGAATGAAGCCCCCTGTTCGTCACCCTGAACGTAATACCCAACCGCCCGCCTTCGATCAACGATATCATCAACCACATCTTTCACGGATCGCTTGTCGCGTTTAACAGTCACGTCAAACCATTCGAGTGAGCCGCCTGTGGTAAAGTTCCATCGATATGCCTTGTTCCCCTGGCTGTCGAGCGGTACATCATTCTTGATCGTATAGTTAAGAGCGTCAGCCCCGTTCCATTTAAAATCGCCATTCGGCTCAAAACTGAAGACGTATGTCGCTTCAACCCCTTCCTCATTTTCAGACCGATTGCCACGGTCGGGGAATTGTCCGTTCTCATTAAAGTTGAACGGGATGCCGCGCGGGATTTCTTGATTTTGTGCGCTGGCTGCCTGCTTCACGATCGACTGATTGACTGGCGTATTCTCAAGTTCTCTCAGCAGGCCGAACGCGGTAATCTTCTGATTTCCAGTTTTGACAGTCGTCTGCGTGTTCCGAAAATCGAAGACCCTTGTCCCGAAAATGTCCTTTTCGTCAACTTCGATGACACCGTACCAGATGTGAAACGCCGTGGCGAGAATGCTGATATCACTTCCGGTAGGTTCTGAATCGACATCTCGCATTGCGACGCGAATATAGTGCCGATTGAGATCCAAAGGCTGAACAACTTCATTGTCCGCGTATAATCCATATTTGAATTCAAATTCTGCCTGGTCAATGTCCGGCCCGGCAACCATAGAAAGCCGGTTCAAGTGCAAGGATGGTTGCTCCAACCACGTACCGTTGGGGTTACTGGCTGTCCATACCTTGATTTTCTCGATCGTGCGAGTTGTGTCTGCGCTGGTTGTTATTGGAGTCGCCATACATTACCCGAGGATCATTCCGATATCGATTGTTTCGACTAATATGCCTGCGATGTCGATCGTTTTATCCGTTCCGGAGACAGCGTCGAGAGTTTCCGGAGCGTCAAAAGCAATCGTCATTCCCGGCTTAATGGCAACGCTATTTCCCGCACCGAACAGAGCATAACCGTTTACGGCACCCTCACCGACAGTCATTACGCTGTTCCCGAGAGGGTTGGTGATGATCATTGACTGAAGCTTCAGACCGCTGCAATCCTGCAAAACATTCTCAACGCCCTCCAGTGCCGTGAGGTCGAGCGTCTTCGCCCCAGCAACCAGCGGGTAAGTCTGGTATGAGGCTTTCGTCACCGGAATGCTGCTTGCGGCGTTCCGGTTTATGCCGCTGACATTGAACCCGTCGTGCGTGATCGTCGGTCTGGTTGAGCCGTCTACGCCGTTTTCTAGCGTCTCGACGGTCGTCATAAGGAACTGAATTGCGGATTGTACCGACATGATTTTCTCCTGATTATCCGTTCGTGAGCTGTCCGCCGAGATGCGATATCTCAACCGGTTGCAGCGTCCAAATTGCTCGTATAATGGCAGCCTCGGCATCAGTTCCTTCAAGTCCGCCAACTTTATTTCTGACCGGCTGAACGTCCAATTCACCGACATCCAGAACAATGAACCTTAGACCGATGCTCTCATAATCGAAACCACGCCACACCATCGACTGTGCAGGGTCTTTCGTAAGCTGCACATAGTTTTTTGTCGTCTCAATTCCGTCCGAAACAGAAAGTGAATCGCGGATTGAAGCCATCTGGAACGGGTCGGCCTTGATCCCCATTCTGCGAACACCGGTTCCATTGACGCCCGCACGCTGTATAATCTCATTCACCTCGCGCGGGAGCGCAGGGGCTCCGTTCGGTCCCGCAAGGGACACTAGATCAACGAAACTGAATGATCCGAGGATGTTTGACATGAAAGTTGTTTATCGAATCGCAACAGTATTGCTGGTATTGTTTTCAATGGTTCTTGGTGGTAGTGGAAATTCAGATTACGGCAATACACTAATTGTTATGGCCATATCGCTTCTCGGTCTTACATTGATAGAAATCATTCCTGACAATAAGTCTGATGGATAATGAGTTGTTTTTCTTATTCCCGCTGGGCATTCCGCTGGATGACTTTTTTGCCTTTTAGAATATCGTTCTGCTCTCTCATCAACTGGTTGTTCTCATTCATTTTTTCTTCGAGGTTCTCTAAGCTAAAATCGGATTCTCTTCTCCTGAGAATCTCTTTACGTGCGTCTTCCGGAAGCACGTTCCTCAACTGCCCCGCCTGTCGTACCGGTCCAACAAGAATGCTCTCTCCTGCGGAAATCAGGAACTGTTCAAACTGGCTCTTTCCTGCCAGATCACGCTGGAGCCGTAATTTTTGAAATTCCAGTGCCTCCGCCTCGGTGATATCACCTGTCAGGATACCTTTGCGTTGCAGTTCTGCTGTTTCAGATTTAATCTTCTCGATACCCGGCCCAACACCTTTCCTGGCAACTTTGACAGCAGCCTGGAATCGCTCATCGTTTTTCTGAAGTTTTGCAAACTTCTCAAAAAGCCCCTCTTCCGCACCGCCCGCAAGAATCTGAGCAGAGACGAGAACCTTTTGACCAAATATATCCTTTAGTGCTGGAAGCCGCTGCTCTTCCGGAAGAGCCTGAATTGCCGCGTTGAGTTTTTTCAGAGCAGCAGGAAGCGTTTCCCCAATGAGATCCACTTCTTCCTTTTTAAGTCCAATCCTTTCGAGTGCTTCAATCCCGGTATCCTCCGGAGCCCCAAGCCTGAGTACCGTGTTTTTCAATCCTGTAGCAGCTTCAGATGCTGGCAATTTTCTAAGAAGAATAACTGCTGCTGATAGAAAATCTTCCTCAGTCAGATTGACTTGTTTTGTTACCGAAGCAGCCTTGCTGATATCGGCAAGCTGTGGAGTCTGAAGGGGCGTCTCGAAAAACAGACCGCCGATTCTTTTCAGTGTCGGCAACAAAGCTTTACCGGTGAGCGGTTTTCCCTGACCTGTTTGCTGTCTTGCAAGCCCTTTCACAAGAAGTTCTATGTCAGATTCTGGCCCCTGAAGTGTTGACTGCATGAACGCAATAATTGATTCAACAGTGCCTGTTTCTAACGGCCTGATAAATCCTTGCGATGTGGTCTCCGTAGCGACCCTTTCAACTGCTTCCGGTGTAAAACCAGTTTTTGCGGCAATCGCAGCAATCTTCTTCTGAGCTTTTTCCGTTTGCAGGTCAGTCAGGCCTGCCTGAATCTGAAGACGCTTTCCGGATTTTTCCGCTGCGATCGCTGCACGCTCTGATTCCATCCTGAGTTCTTTTGCGTGTGACACGCCCGCAGCAAGAGCAGTTCCAATCCCACCAGCCAGCAACGCAGTTTTCGCAAACTGCATTCCAGCCCTCGCAATGTCGGCACCCATCCGCTTTGAGCCGCGAGAACCTTTTTTCGATGCCGCGTCGAGCTTATTCCCCAGCTTCTCAACCTTCTTCTCCAAAGACGTGAGAACCTGTTTGGAATTCCCAATCTCCGTTTCAAGTTTGAGTTTTATATCGGCCATCGTCCCGCCTCATCGCCTCACTGGTACACCGATCACAGCGACCGGATCATCCTGTCCGTAACCGATTGACTTCAGGTAGATTGCTCCTCGGGATGGTCTGTACAATCCAGACTCACCACCTCGAAGCCATCGGAGGAGTTCGCAGAAATCGGCTCTGACTGTTCGCTTTTTTTTTGCTCTGTTTGGTCGTTCAGGAGTGATAGAATCACGTCTCCATCAACAGCAGCTTTGAAAATTGTGTCATAATTTCCAGATGTCACCAGACCGAGCTTTGTGATTTCATGTTTGCCGATCCGGTAGTTCATCGAAAGCAACTGGCAGCAAACGTCCCACGCTTCCGGCGTTTCCATGTCGATCACGCCGACGAACACATCCCAAACCTTCGCACACAATTCCCATGCCCAGTCCCACTGATGGAGAACCTTTTCAAAGAATCCCTGTCCGTTTTCGCCCCACGACTGAGGAAGATTGCAACGGCCTGATTCAGTACCGTTCGGCTCGCGGATCACCGGGCAAGTCCACTCCTGACCGTCTCCCAGCTCATAGTCGTAGCCGGAGACAATCGTGGGTCGGATCAGATCGGCCGGCGTCGGCATCAACTCGGTATCGACGCCCAGCCAATAGCCGTCATGCTCCTCCCAGTCCTGCTCCTCGGGTTTGTATCCGTTCGTTCGCGGAGAATTGCCGTTGATCGGCACCTGGTACACGTAGACGCCACCAGTCCCACTGGGGCCACGCGAAATAGGAGCCACGATCACGTTGTGTCCCGGCTGCCAGCGGCTGATGAGGTCGCGGAAAGAGGGGGCAAGTCCGCGACCTCGAATCAGCTCTGGCGTAACGTGGCAAGCGTCCACGCCGGGGAAGAAGTAGAGAAATCCGGCCATTATTTTTCGGTCCCCTCTGGTGTCTTCGGTGTCTGATCAACCTGTTTAACGCTGCTGGTTTTCTTGGTTTTCTTTAATTGCGTAATGTCGTAGCACAATGTGGCAAAGCTCACCCCCTTCTGTTCGGCCTCTTCGATAAAGTCGTCCACGACTTCGTAGGCTTCAGGAATTGTCATATTGCGAGCAACCGCAACCGCAGAAGCAGCCGCAGCACGGTCGTCAATTACTTTTTGTACTTCTGGTGAAATAACCTTTGATTCGTTCATCTTTTCCCCCTATGGAATTACTGCATTTGTAGCGATGACTAGCGGCAATGTCGCGTCATTCAATGCCGTCAACGGAGCGCGAATCGTCGTCAGTGCCGGAGTATTACCCTCCGCAGCGGCTGTCTCGACGTGATATTTCCCGTTCAGTCCGGTGAACGAAAGATGCTGGGCCGTGAGATTCGCGACCCTGGCAACGCCACCCGCTTGGTTCGTAGTCATCTTACGCCCGTAGACGACTATCCCGGTCGTGCCGTTCAAGGCGACGCCATCGACGCCGGTGGTGATCAACGGGGAAACTTCAGTAGTAACGACCGTGATCACCGGTTTCGTGATCTTGAGAGCGATCAGCGTCGCCCAGACAATGCCGTCACCGCCGATGATTTCAAGTTCGATCCCGCTCGTGATCGTGGACGACTGGATCGTCCCCGCGCCAAGCTGAGCCCCATTGATGTAGACCGGCCCTTGCACAAACCGCTCTGTATCCGTGATCGCAGACGGAAGTGCCGTACTCCCGGCCGGAACAAGAGGCTCGTTCGTGCCGTCATAGCCAACCGTAACCATCACGTCAGCCGACCCCGAGGAGTCGTGATTGAGCTGGATCTGATTCCAATGAATGTACCCGAGCGTCATTGTCGTCTTTTGGTGGGTTGCCGTCGCTCTGGCAACATTACCGGTCTGTGATGTCGCCTTCCAGAAAAACGCACTCGACGCAACGATTCCAGATCCGACAAAAGGAACGCTGGCCAGCAACGATGCAAGCTGCGATGTCGTGAACTCAATCGTCGGAGTTTGACCGGAAATCGCTGACAGGAGCGGATGCACGTTCGCGGACCCGTACCCGTCCTCTTCCTCGACGTTCATATTCTGGGAAAGATTGCTGATCTGGTCGATGTACGCCGGACCCGGAAGTTGAATCAGGTCGAGTCTTGAAATTGTCATCGGTTAAACACCTTTCGGAGTGCTGTATTTTGAAGAGACTGATTTGAAAGACGAACAACCAGTTTTGAAGTCCTTCCGAAAATAGCATCCCGGTCGCGTTGTGAAATTGCCGTGATCTCAGCAGCTTTGTCCGGGTGATCCGGCTTGCGGTTCCGAGGTCGGACGAAATACAGCGGAGCATCCATTCGGACAGTTACGCCGCGTGCCGTATTTGTGATCCTGGGCGAGTGCATTATGAATCTTCTTGCTCTACCCGTAAAAACGTTGTCCGGACGGCCGCCGCCGAGAATCTTCCGCTTGTCCTCAATCCAATCTGCCCTCCGCTGGTCGTGGTTGTATTCCGTCCTTGCAGCCGGTCGAAAGTGCCCGGGAAGTATCTCAAGATGCCAGAATTCACCGACATCACGCATCGCAACCCGGCGAATCTTGTTGAGGTCTTTACCGAGACCGCGAGTTTTCGACAGTACGACGCTGCGGAGTTGAACGACCATTATTCAAACCCCCAGTCGAGCTGATACACTGTCCAAAAGAAGCTGCCTATGACATCTTCCTCTCCATCTTCTGAATTTGTAAACGCAGTCCGTTCGACGTTTTTAATAGGAAGGTGAGATTCCAGGGCGTCCGGATCGTCTTCCCCTGACAGTGCAACAATATCGTCCATTACCGAACCAAAGAAATTACCCGCTTCGAGTGATGCTGAATCCAAATCCATTCTGTATTCCGGATTTGTGTCCATCGTCATAAACAGACCGATCGCACCGCCGGGAGTTAAATGATTCTTGCTGCCACCTGAAAACTGTCTGTACGTATGAGAATCACCAACATTAACGCACGCAAACGGCCGCTGTATCCTGTCTTGGTCCCTACGGGTGACAGATATGTTTCGGAGTGCATCATCCGCCGTATCAACCCCGCACTGAATCTGGAACTCTGACGACAGCGAAAGCATCCGGATGACTTTCGTCACCGGAATCGACAAGCTCCCCCTGACTTCCAAAAGCGTCATGTTAGAACCCCGTGCTTTGCATGCCTGCCGAAATGACCGTTTCCCGCTTCCACTGAATCGCTAAACTGACCGCGTCCTCGTGGATCACGCTGTGAAAGGCCCAGAGAACCCCCAGATAATCAACCGTGTCGCCCTTACTTACCTTGCTGATTCCGTCCGTGCCGCTCTTTAAAAACAACAGCGTAACCATCATCTTTTTCGTTTCGTGAACCTGACCCTTTTCAAGTTCCGTAGTCGCGTCCTCTTGGATCCCCGCCGATATGGTCCGCTTCCCGCCGTGCTTCGGATAATAGACTACGCTCGCGCCGTGATAATCTTCGTCAGCGAATACGTCCAAAATGTCGTCGGCGATCAAATCGTTGAATCCCATTTATTCTTCCGAGCTGTCTCCGTCCTCGGATTCCTTTCCAGATTCTTCCTTGACCTCATCGGCCGTCATCTCGACCATTCGACCGCGACCGCTATCGTCAAGGCGTGCCGGAAACAAGCAGACGCCAATATCCGGCCCCAACGATTCGAGTTCAGATTTGGTAACTTCGACCGCTTCCCCAGGGGTGAATTCCAGGATTTTCGTGACATCCCCTTTTTTATTCCGGATAGAACGACGGAAATTGCCCGGCCAACTCGGTTTCAGCATGATCAAGTGCGGTTCTTGTTTCGTCATAACATCACTTTCTTTTTATTTGTCATTCAAAAAACCGGGACTGGATCACTCCAGCCCCGGCATCCGTGAGCAATCCCAGATTTCAAAGCGGAATGAATTGGCTTACGTGAACGTGTTCAAAACCGCAGTCCACCACGCCAGGTAGCCGACGTTATATCGAGCCTCGGTCATAAATTTGACATCTTTTGTCTCGATATCGTTCAAATCTTTCATCTGACGTGTCAACGGTTCGCGAGCCTGGAACACAAACGGTTTGAGGACGGAACCGAGATTGAACAGATGGAATTCTGTTGAAGCTGTCAGATGTGGAGAAACAACAATCTCGGGCATTTCGAGGAGAACATTCGTGTCACCTCCGCCGAGTAATAGAGACTTGATGCCGGTGACAGCCGCATCCCACAGTTCTGGGGGTACGACAACCATCAGTTTATTGAGTCCGGTATGCACGGGACGGTTGAGCAGTTTTCCCTGATCGTTTCTGAATTTAATCATTACGACTAAGGCTGCATGAAACGCTGACTTGAACTCAGCAGGCGTTACATTTGCCGTATCAACAGCAGATGGCGTCAAATCGTTCGATTGCGTTCCAGAATCACCCCATAAGTGATCAGTATCATAAAAGAACTGACCATCAAAACAGGCTGTCGTCTTGCCTCCGGCAATCAACGTCTCAAAGACCAATTCGTCTGGATGGTAAGCCGCCTCGATACCGAGCTGGCTCATCAACATGGAATACAGCCCCATGCGGTCGTCAGCGAGGTCGGTCTTTTTGATCAGCAGGGAGTTTTCCCAATGCTTATTTTCAATTATGAAGTTAGCGGCCCGCAGTTCATTGAACTGACGATCTCCCAGCCACTCCCGAGTTCCCGCCATATTACCCAGGAACCCGTACTTCTCATCGGCACCGGTTGAAGGGATAACGGTGCAAACTCTGGGATACCAGGGAGTAGACCCGCGCACGGCGTTATCAAATTTCCCGGTTAAGTCTCGTAATGTGACGGTCGCTTTTGCAGTGTCCAGTGCCATCGGTCATATTCCTTGAATTTCATGGCCAATGCCTCCCGTCGCATCTTTTACCCATTATTTCGTTCACGGAGAATAGCTGGGAAAGCTATTTTTCGGCCCGTCGGCCTATCCGTGAATGACTCCAACTATTTGATATTGTCCGGAGCTGGAATCGCCTCCTGATTCAGCCGAACGATTTCCTTTGACAGCTCCTGATTCGTTTTTTTCAGTTCGTCGTTTTCGATCACCAAGATGCCGACCTTGGCCAGCAGCGTTTCAATGCTCACATTCATTTTCGATCTCCCAATATCGAATTCCCAATTAAAAATAATCCCAACGAAACTACTCGCCGCCGGGCATGTTCTTGATTTCGATTCCTTTTGCTTTCATCCGATCCTGCAACCACTGAGGAGGAACGCCACGAGGCTTCATCGTCACGGTCCCTTCGGTCTCGCACTGATGAAGTTCATCGCAATCCCAAACCCATCCAGGCGGAAAATCGAACACCTCCATCATCGGGATTCCGGTCAACTTTTCGAGTGACCGAGCCATGCAACAAAGCCGAAGAACAACGAACGTCCCCAGGGCTTCGTTCCATTTCTTTTGTGTCATCGGGATGGCGCAATCGCAATACCGATGATTGCGGTGAAAACACTGCTCAAACCGGTGTACGGTTTCCCGTTTCTGCTCATCGAGTTGAAGCGTTTCGTTTTCTTCCAGTTCGTTTGACACGGGAAATCCCATTTCTGTTATGATTTTATGTTTCAATGGCCACAAAATAGCCGCGAAAACTTTTTATGTAGTCAATTGGGTGGCGGTTCCCACGGTTCCGGAGAGCCAGAACAATTCGTCATCGTCGGTTTCAAAATCGGCAAACAAGTGACCGACGTTCGCACCGGTTCCAGCAGGAGCGGTTCCAGTAGACTTGATCGTCACTTGATCCGTTCCGGGAGTCCCAGCCGCCACATAGGTTCCGACAGCAAGGCCAGTTACGCGAAGTGATGCGTATTCGGTCCCAGCAATTTTCAAGGCCAGGGAAGTTCCGCCGACCAAATCGATATCTGCTTCGGTTCCGTCGTGGTCTCCGATTCTCACGTAATCAGTCGCTGGAGTGGTATTAGAGTGGATGAAAACTTCGGGATTACTCGCAGCCGCGACATTCCAGTCAGTCGCCCGCGCCCCCAAGTCCGTGATGTGGACTGCCTGGTTAGCGTCTGCCAAAGCCAGGACAGTAGAATGATTGTCAGCATCGCCAGTTGACCACAGCAGCTCCGAATCGGAACCGGTACCCAATACCACGCTCACATCATCCGCCAAACCGATTCCATCGACATCAAGATGAACCGAAGTGGTCCCGGCGATATCGATATTCAGCGTGGTCCCGCCGACAACATCAATCGTCGCCGTGGTCCCATCATGACCGCCGATTGTGATGTAGTCCGTGGCCGGAGTGGTGTTGGAATGAATATAAACCGTGGGATGAGTGTCGGCAGCGACATTCCAGTCGGTTGCCTTGGCTCCGAGGTCCGTAATGTGCAACGATTGGCTCGTGTCACCAATGGCGAGAACAGCAGCATGGTTGCTGGCGTCACCGGTAGACCAGAGAATCGAAAAGTCATCACCGGTCCCGAACTTTGCCTCTTCATCATCGCCCAGATCGAGAGCTGTGATATTACCAGGGGCATTGTGGACCATGATCTTGACGAGAATATTCGTCGTAGAAACAAAACCAACGCAACGACCAAGGAACGTGGTATTTGTTGAGGACGTAGTGACAGTGTAATTGTCGGAACCATAAATATCCGAACCGACCGTACCCAGCGTGAATCCGGATCCAACCAGATCGAAAACTCCCTCAGTCCAGAATTCGGCGTCAACGTCGCCTGCCGAACCGGAGCTGTTGTTATAGTCGGCGATTGAGACACCGGCAAAAAAGTTCACGCCAGCAGCAACATCGTCATCGACATTCCCAGCAGCGTTAAAGTACGCGAGCGATCCCTGGTAAAGTCGTGTACTGGCGGCAATCGGTCCAGACCCCTTGATGCCGTCCTGTCGTGTGATCAATTGGTTTTCGGTAACCGCCATGATGATACCTTTCGCTTAAAACGATGATTTATTCGCGTTTGTAATATTTTTGAATCGCTGAAATTTACAGCGAACTATTTTGTAGCTGAACCGGCGACGAGAGTATCGAGCCCCTCGTCAATTCGACGAGTTTGCACGTATTCGTCTTCGGAACAGCTCAATTGAGCCTTGCTTTTCTGAAACTCCGCCTTGAACTTGGCGTCCGGATCGTCGGAGTTGCTTTCTTCTCCGGTATCGCCGGGAACCGCGTTGTCTTTGCACATTTTTGCAAATAACTGCACCCGCACGTCTTCGACAGAATACTCCGGTTCGGTCGAGAAACAGAAATGGTCGGAGAGTTTCGGCATTTGTGCTTGATTGCAGAGCGAACGAATGTCCGACATCCGTTTCCGATCGGTTTTCACGGCAAGATGAGCCTCTTCCTGAGCGGTAAGACTGGTTTCCTCTGTTTTCGGAGGTTTGGTCTTCGCCGGGGGATCGGTTTTTACGGGAGGGTCCGTTTTCTGAACTGGATCAGTTTTCATTTCCGGATCGGTCTTTGTTTTGGGATCGGTCTTAATGGGCTCGTCGGCCATTTTGGAAAACTCCATCAAAAGAGGTTCTGATTTCAGCAAACCCGTAAGTTGTTCGGGTATATTATTCAAAGCAAACAGCGTCGGGGAGTCCTGTGAATCAATCTCGACTTCATCACCAATCACTTCATCGGCAAACCCCAGCTCAACTGCCTCAGAAGCTGTCATCCATGTTTCGTCATCCATCAATTCGGAGATTCGATCACTGGAAAGTTTTGTTTTCGCTGCATAAGTAACAACCGCAGCCTGTCGTGTCGTTTCGATGACTCGCAAAGCTTTTTTCAGCTCGCTCTCTCCACCAAATGCCACAATCGCAGGATTGTGAATCATCATCATGGTGTTTGGCGGCATCTGAACTGTATCGCCTGCCATGGCAATCAAGGAAGCAGCAGAACCAGCAATCCCTTCCACACGCACCGTAACCTTTGCGGGGTGACTTTTAATCAAATTGTGAATAGCAAGTCCAAGATGCCCAACTCCGCCACGAGAATCAATCCTGACCGTGAGTTCAGATACGTCTTTTGCTTTTCGGAGTGCCATGCTGACACTATTTGCGTCAATCATTCCCATTGACGCAGGTCCAATGTCGCCGAAAATCTCAAGAGTGGCTTTTGATCCACGCTTGCGCACAGAAAGATGAGCTACGGGAAGTGAATTTGTTATTTCCGTTTGCTTATTCATTAAGCCGCCGCCCCTTCAGTCTGTTTTGCGTTGTCAGTCTCCGAATCCGGTTCTTCAAACTCCGGCTGCGTTCCCGGCGGAACCGCTTCTTGCTCACGCTCCATAGCCCGTTCCCGGCCACGTTCGGCAATCACTTCCTCTGTATCAAGTCCGTTCCGGGCATGGATACCGGCAAGCGTGTCAAGGTTATGCTCTTTCGACGCAATATTCGCCTGGACCTCTCGAGGATCGACCCACGGACGACCAGGACCGATCCAATTGTGTTTCAGGAAATGGTGCTTCGATCGATCAAACAACGTCGGGTCAATCGAAACCTCGCCAGTGATAACCGCCTCGGTTATGATGCGATCCGCACAAGGATTCAAAAATGTCTCTGTCAGAAGTTGCTGGTCGCTACGAATAACCATTCGGCCGTCAATCTCTCCCAGTCGTCCGGAGATGAAATTCACGCGACGATAATCCTTCGTCAACCAGGTGAAAGGCCAGTTGAGACCCGAAGAAATAGCCTGCAAAACACAATCAGCAAACATACCGAACGTCGTCGTCGGCTGAGTCGGATTAAAGCCCTGAATCAAGTCTGCGTTATCGACATACAGGGTTTTGCCGGGATACATGTCTTCTTCGCGGGTGCCATCGCTATTTATTGCATTTGCGGCAGCTTCCGCCGCCGCAACAGGATTACTGGTCGAAATCACCAGAGTCGAGCAGGCTTGAACTTGTGCCGCAATGATGACCGCTTCCTTGAAATCCTTGAGATCCTTACATTCATTCAGAATGGAAGCAAACCACGGAATCCCGCGACTTTGTTGAGCCCAAAGCGGTTCAAAAATAAGTTCGGCCCGGTCAGTGTCGTAAAATGTATAAGCCTGATCCTGATTGAGAGTGTCATCCGGATCACTGTTCCGAACGTGATAGCCCAGAATGTCACCCGATGAATCGTATTCCACGCCCATTCGGACGCGAGAGCTTCCGGCTTTAGAGGGAGGCGTTTCTACCCGATTCGCATCGATCAGGTCCACCTGAAGCGGAACAGGCTTGTCAGCCCGGCCGACATCTGAGAAGACACGGAGAACGTCGCCATCGCGGTACAAGCTACGTGCCGCAATTCTCTGCAATCGCCCAAAGCTGAAACGTCCATTCTTACCCGCCATCGGCTGCCAGCGTTTGACGATTTCCTCAATTTCTCGATTGAATCGATCCGCATCATCTTCAGAGATCACGCCATCAACAGCGCGTATTTGAGATTGATATCGGAACCCTTTCCCGACAACATTATCAACGCGAGTGTCAATTGCCCCTCGGCAAAAACCGAAGTTCCGGAATAGTTCGTTTGATCGTTTACGCTGGTCGCCAAGCTCTTCTTCGAGCCCGCTGTCAGTTGAGAGGCGGGATGCCAGCCATTTGTCACCGTGTAACCGGTCTTTGGTCGCACCTTCCCATTGAGTTGAAAGTTGAGCAAATCGCTGCTCGTGCAACTGCAAAAGATTACGACTTGCAATCCGTTTCGATCCCCAACCGGGAGAAACTGCGAAGACAGCCCTGTCAATCGCCCGACCAATTCGACCAGTGACTGTGCGGGTAGCTTCAGTTTTTGATTGCTTGACTTCGTGCATCAATTGCGTTTCATCCGGACCTTGTTTGACTGGATGCCAGAGAGTGACCCGACTCGCCGCTCGAAATACTCGACCATTCCCCGAACTTCTCCGAGATCGAATGCGGTAAATTCACGGCCATTGCTTCCCATTTTGTACGATTTGCCTTTGATTGAAATTACCGCCAAGCACTCTCGCCAGAGATCAAGCAGCTCCTGATCCGTGTAAGTGAAATCAGCGGTTGGTTTCGTGGTCGGCATTAAAGAAACGGTACAGAACTCAATCTCAACAGGGAATGCGTTTGTTCTATTAAATTAGAACGAACGAATTTCTTTATCGGAATGCTTGCAGCTTGACCGGGGGCAGTAAACGTAACGCACCGCACCACGAGTACATCGGACAATCATCGGTATCTCGTGTATAGGACAAACCTTAGGAGGCTGGTCTCGTGGCCCCGGTTTTCTTCCTGGCTTCATTTTCTGAACCACCATTATCTACCTGACATTTTCCGAATAAATGGCCTCTTGCCACTGCCTTTGTTTTTTAATTTTGGCTTTTTGACATGTCGCGACACTTGCCCCTGATCATCTCGCCGCCGTAACGTCTCCCAAAGTTGTCCGTTTTGGGTGTAGTGCATCGCGAGGATATGACTCATTCGAGCGCAGTCACGCCACTCATTGTCACCTTTCTTGATCCAGTTGCAGATGATCCGACCTTTTTCGGATCGTTCGTCGATTGCGTATTCATTCAGCAATTGCACCGGGAGATCAGGGTCAACGGTGAAGGCATCGAGCGGAATAGTGTACCGCTTCGGATCTTCCGGCTTAATCACGCCAGTCAAGATGTCTTCCATTCGCTCCTGGGATCTTTGGGTATTGATGATGAGCAGATCACCGATGCCCAACTTGCGTTTTCGCGCTAAGATTCGAGCCGCGATGTCACTCCTCTGGAAACCAATCTGATACATATCGGGAAAACCAGAGGTCGAAGATCCTTTCATCGGCCATGCGTTCGGAATCGTTTTGCATAAATCATAGATCCTATTCGACACGTGACCTTCCCCCGAATCCACGCCAATCCGAACAGGACGTAGTTTCTCAGAAGATCCTGCGATAGGGTAAACCGCATCTTTCAATAAGTCCGCGAACTCATCCTCGTTACCAGACACGCCGTAATCGACAAGCTGGCCACGCTGTCCGCGACCCCAAGCATCGATCCACCAGAAGAAAAACAGATTCTCGCCCACTCGCCCCACATCGGCAGAGAGAGTCAGGAAATATGCCCACTCGGGACAAATCTTCAAAGGCTCATCAGTCCCAAGGCGTTCCGTGAGTTCGTGAGGTCTCACCATATTCGGCGATGGGTCCCAAGTCACACCCTCAACGGCATTCAGAAAATTCCGCCACTTCCGACCCGAAGCATCCCGCTTGGCTTCCACATAAGCCGAACCAATCGTCCCCCAGGTCACCCCCGGAAGCAAGGAATAATGCCTGCCGATCGGCCCAAAAGAAGCGTGAGATCCGGATTTGACCTTTGCCCCTTTGGGCGTGCGAATGACGCCCCGGCGGTTGATAACCTGCCCTTCTTTCACCCATTTTCCATCGTTCATCATCGAGTAACGATGTTCATCAAGAATTTTGCCTTCGCACTTTTCGCACTCATACCATGCTGTTTCAAAGGTTATCTGAGGATTGGAATGTCCGTCTGGTCCCTTTTTCCAACGGATGCCACCTGGTTCACGTCCATTGCCGGAACGAAGTGTCTGAAAATGATTGCAGTGTGGACACGGAACGTAGAATTGCCGATTGTCTCCAGACAGCCGCTGCTGCTCGATTCGGCTTGATCCATGAACTGTCGGCGTCGAAAGCTCTACGACCGTCGCACCGGGGAAACCGATCACACGTTCCGCAACCAGATCCACGAACTCCGCTTCCCCTACGTCTGTCCCGCTATCGTCTCGTCGCTTCCGAGACTGCATCTTGTCCGCTTCATTCACCACCGCCAGATACGCCGCCAAGTCCGCCACCTTAGTTGCCGATCCGCTCCATGCCCCATGCACAAGGCAATCGGTAAACTGCATGTGGGAAGCCGCCTGTAATCGTCGCGGAGGTATTTTGCCAGCGAGATCCTGACAGCTTTCGGCCATCTTCCAAGAGCGTTTCAAAACTCGCCGGCAAGAATGCTCGTCCGGCTCACTCCAAAGCATATCGTGAGGGTTCTTAGCCGCGATCCTCAGCATCGCACATTGAACCCCGGTCGTTTTCCCAGTCCGCGCCGCCGCCTGGACCGTGACCCGGTTGTATTTTGGATCATCAATACAATCGACCGGTTCCCGCATGTACGGAAACAAGTCGAAACGAATCTTCCCGTTCATCGGAGGCGGAGCGTTGATGCTCTTTTCGGCCCAGTCGATCGTCCGCACGAACGGCCGGGGAAGAATGCAATCATAAACTGATGGAGAGAATATTGACGAAATCACCATTAAGAATCTGCATCCCCCCCGTCGATTTCCCGCATCTTCGATTCCAGATCCACCCGCATCTCATCCCGCTTCCGGTCCAGTTCGTCCTTGAGCCGTGCCTTAAACGCTGCCCGGTGCCTTTTCGGAAGATCCCCGACAACCAAATCAGGAAGCTGTTCCGCCCAGTCCCCGTATGAAGTCAAAAATGAGGACACGAACAACTCAATTGACCGCCGAGGTAATAACTCCCGCTCCTGCTCTTTCAGCTTCAGGTCTTCTATTTGCGTTTTGATGATGGCTTGCTTTAGTTTCTCGCCATCGCTCGCCAGCTTGATCTTTTTCGCCTGGTCAGATCCGTTTGACCCTACTCGCCCCATCGCGTCCCGAGCCACTCGGATCAAGGGAACATCCCAGCCTGAAGTCGTCCTCCCGTCTTCCGGAAACCACGGCTCTTTCGTCCAGTTGGAAAGCTGTCGGGCCGTTACGCCAAGCATTTCCGCTGCAAATTTGCGCGTCCCGATAATTCCCGATGACTGGGATACTTTTGATTGTGTTTGACTCATTCATTCATTTTTGCTGGGACGGATATAATCCTGAAATGCCCCTCGGGGAAGGAAGGAAACGATTTTTTTACTTAGTTATTTGACCT